GCGACGGAAGCGCGGATCGAAGATCTTGTAGAACTCGTCCTTATTTTCCGGGTTGATACCTACGATGTCGAGTCCACCGTGCACGTTCCACGCTAGGAGGCAATAGAGGTCGACGAACTTAGACTTCGTCGGGAACTCTTGTGGCGCGTAGAAGTGCGCAATGGCCCATAGGTCACTCGGATCGTTAGCCAGAGGCGTGCCGGTAAGTGCCCAGCGGCGTACCACAGAATGACCTGTCGAAAGCGCCCATGTGGCTCTCGTCTGTTTTGCCTTCGGATCCTTGATCCGGTGTGCTTCATCCACGATGACTGTCTTGAATGGAATCTCGTTGAGTGGTCGTGGATGCACCTCGCACGACGACGCACGAAGCCCTTCCGCGCCATGTTGCGGGTCACACTCCCGGCAACGGAGTAGGCGGATTGAGCCAAATCCCGCGAGTCTTGAGAGCCGATGGGTCGACTCGAAGTTCGTAATGACAAGCGCAGTTGGGTCCTTCGCAGCGGCGGCGATCAACTTGGCCTTGACGGTAGCTGTCCCAGTGAGCACGTACGGAGTGGCCTGTGGCAACCATGTGGCTGCCTCCTTTGCCCAGTTCGCCTTCACGGAATTTGGCGCAATGACCAGCGCTGGCAGCGCATTCTCGAGGCGTGACATTGCCGCGAGAATCTGGATTGTCTTACCCGTACCCATCTCGTCACCGAGAAGTCCAGACTCCGTCGCAATGAGCCACTTCACACCATCGCGCTGGAAGCCATACAGACGAGGATCGATGATGTCGCCGATGTTGCCCTCGAAGCGCGTACGCCACTCAAGTGCTGGCTTCACTCTTCGTTCATACTCTGCCCAAATCCACGCCGTGAGCTGAGGCCCCACACGGAGTGTATCGGGAAAGCGTCCCTTGAGCTGTGAGCATGCGACGAAGGTGAGCGGCAAGCGCCATTCCTTCGCAGTCGCAGCCCACGTCGAACCCGGGATCGCTTTGATCTGCTCTTTCTCGTTCCACTGGGTGGCCACGGTGATCCATGGCCCCTCGGTGGAAATCTCAGCTAGTGGCATCCTACGTCCTCTATCGTTCGTCGTTCGTAACTTGATTCTACCGCTATTTCCCGAGTAACTTCATCCACAGTTCAGGATGGTTCTGATGCAGGAAAAAACCAGCCTGACGTGACGCGTCGTTCGCGTGACCGTCCTTCGTAGACTTGTACCAACCAAGCTGACGGAGCACCTTATCTGTGACAACCTTCTTCGCATCGGCACGAGACTGTTGCCGAAAGGTTACCCCGCATTGTGTGGAGATGTACTCGAGCGCCCCATTCGCCTTTATGGCTTCGGGCTGGGGAGTGAGAACGCGACGCCCGGGAGTCTGATCATAGCGCTCCCAACACATCGATACATTACTGTACTGATCGGCAGAACGCGCCCAACGCTCTGCGTATGCCACCGCGTGAATCCATGAACGTTCACTGGATGAGTGACTCACAGCGATGCCACTGGTCGTTGTGATGTACGGCGCAGTCGCAACCGTGATGGCGCAGACGCCAGACACAAGACCAGTGTCAAGTGCGATCACGTGAAATGCATTGCCGGGTTCAGTCTCAGTCGATGTCAACTTTCGCTCCCCACCTCTCACCATAGGCCAGTCCCGCGGTGACCGGAATCGACAGTAGCTTCTGATCGTTCATAATGTCCTTGAGAGTGGTGACCGCGTCGTCGTAGCGATCGTTCGGCACATCGAGGATGATCTCGTCATGCACCGGGAGGATCATGTACGGGAGAAGACCGGCGTTCTCCAGCTCAACGAGTTTCATCTTGAACATCTCAGCGGCGAGTCCCTGCACAAGGTAGTTGACGAGTGCGTATTCCTTGCCGTCGTCCGATGGGTGGCGACGCCCAGTAAGTGGTGAGCGAACGTAGCCTACACCAGACTCTTGCTTCCGCTCCATCGCGGTGCGATACACACGCTGCTGGAACATCTTCACGTAGCGGTACTCGGCATCGAACGCCTTCACTGAGACGTCCATCTCTTCGAATGGGATGCCTGCTGTGAGAGCCATCTTCGCGGTGCCTGCGCCGTAGATCTTGGCGTAGCCGACGTTCTTCACTCGCTGACGAAGCGGGTGCTTCTTGTGGATGGTGTCGTCACGGAATACCTGACGAGCTAGGTTGACGAAGAAGTCACCCGGCGCAAGGAACGCAGCGCGAAGGCCAGGATCTTGCGACATGTGAGCCAGACCACGCATCTCGATCTGGTCGAAGTCGCAGAAGAGCATGCGACCGTCGCCTCCGTAGCGAGTGGTGTAGCAGTTCCGCACAGTTGTTGCCGCAGGGTTGTTTTCGGATGCCCGAGGGAGGTTCTGGAGGTTCGGTTGTGACATCGACATCCGACTGGTCCGAGCACCGAGCGGGTTGATCGATGGATGGAGAAGATCGTCCGCGTCAGCTTCCTCGATGATGTGCTTGAGGTACGTGGAGCAGATCTTCTGGAGCTGACGACGCTGGAGGATCGTCTGTGCGAGTGGATGATCGATGTTGGCGAGGACTTCCTTGTCCAGTGACTCACGCCCACCCTTCGTGCGCTTTGAGAACTCGAAGCCTTGCGTCTTGAGGACGTCGATGACAGCGAGGTCACTACCCGGCGAGATGCCGTACTGGGCAGTCACCCACTCAGCCGCGGTCTTGCAGTACGCGAGGTACTTGTCATAGAACGACGACGCGTACGCGCGATCCACGTGTGCGCCATTGATCTCCATCTGACGGATCACCCATGCGACTGCGAGCTCCAGCTCGTACGCTGCCCAGGATCCGTCTCGCTCGATGGCTTCCCTGTGGTGGTGGAACAGACGAACGCTGATGACCGGATCGAGCGCACCATATGTCCAGTACTGCTGGAACTCGATGGGCACTGTCGCCCACGTCCACCCACCGCGTGAACCAATCGCTTGGTCGAGATCCTCTTGCATCGCAGCGGCACGTGAGTCGATGTACCGCGACGCGAGAACTTTGAGCGCGGTGGACATGTTGGGTTCGAGAATATGCGCCATAGGACGAGTGTCGTGAAGCCGATCGCGAGGTACGCGTACCCCAACACGGTCAAGGAATGTCCAGTCAAAGCTGACAAAGTTGTGCCCCGTGTAGTAGCCCTTATACTTGCGAACGACCTCGCGAACCACACCACCCCAGTCTTCCCACGGGATGGCCCAACCCTCGTCCTCATCACCGATCTGGACGAGGCGAACACGATCGTTCACCTTGTCCAAACCCGTCGTCTCAATGTCGATGCCGATGACGTCGTCACGTCGACTGCGTGAGAGCCACTCCATCAACTTGAACGCTTCGTCGACGCTATCGATGAGATGGAGCTTGACGTCGTCAAGTCCCCGTTTTCTCGCGGTGACAGACGCGTGTAAATCTTTCGACCGTTGCTGCTGCTCAGGTGTCATTTCATCCGGTGACAACGGTGATCCCACACTGCTCGAGGAAGCTGTACGACTTCTCTGTGTTGCGATGATTCTTCTCGTACGTCGTCGCGTCGACGACGACCGTTGAGAGGCCAGAGTTCGCGATCAACTTGGCGCAGCCCCAACACACGCCGCTCGTGACGTAGATCGTACCGCCCTCACGGTCCTTGCGGTCACACACCATTAGCGCGTTAGCCTCAGCGTGGAGTGCGGGACAGTCTTGGTAGTCCGACTGCAAGATACCGGTCGACGCTGCAAACATGGCGCGTGAGCACCACGACGAGCAACCTGCGTTGCCGTGTACGAAGCCGGCGGGTGGTCCGTTGTATCCCTCGGCGACGATCCGCTGCTGGCGGTTGACGATGATGGCGCCGACTTGGTCACGTTCACAGAGTGAACGACTTGCGATCTGCCGCGCCTGTAGCGCGCGGACTTCATCCCACGTTAGACGTGGAGGCCTTGGGGTGGAGGAGGTCACGGTACCAGCTTTCACTCGGGGTCTCGCCGTACAGTTCCTCGTTGCGCATGATCGCTTGCGCGCGTCGCATGATGTCGTTGAATGACTGGCCAGGGTGGCCGATCGACTCAGTGGGAAGCCAGAGGTTCCGGAACACCTCACGATTGGCCTGCGGTACGTAATCCTTGACGAGTGCGCGCGCCTCGTCAAAGTTCGTCTCATAGAGGTGAAGCGACAGTGTGGTGTGACGATACACGCCAGGCTGTGTGTGAAGCGCGTGTGCTACACTCGCCTGCAACTGGGTGAACTGGAACACGTCGTACGGGAGACCGAGCCACGCGTCGTTCGACCGCATGATGGTGTTCATGCTGAGGAGGCCATCAGTGTCCAGCCAGAACTGCAGTGCGATGGTGCAGGGGTAGTCGTGCTTGCCTTGGACGTTGTCCATCCACGGGTCCCACAAGGTGACGATGGCCTGACGTGTCGATGGATCGGCCGTCAGCTTCTGGACCGCGCAGTGGACCTGCATCTTGATGCGGTCGCCATACGCGCCCCAGAACGTCCGCTCGGTTGTGCCGTCCTCGTTCCAGTCGGTATACCGCTCGAACTGCGGAGCAAGTCTGAGGACGAGCTCAGGGTCACTAACGCCGGCGATTAGCTGGATGGCCTCGACTGCCGCGATGGCCGGGTTGAGCTTGCGCCCGATGCCCAGGGGTAGGGCCTTCTGAGGCTGCACGAGATTGATCGAGGTGAAGTTGAGATCCAGCGTCGCCAAACCACGAGGGCTCCGCCGCTCCCCGAACTGGAGGAGACGACGGAGCACCACGGGGTACTCGCTCATGTCGAGCAGTACGATTTCAGTCATACGATTACAATACCTGACGTAGACCGACCGCCTGCCACACAGTTGCGTCCCCCTGGCTGAGCCAGCCGACGAACTGCTCCCACGTCATGCCGGTGGGCTGCGCGTCCTCGGTGGTGGACGCTCCCGTCCGGGAAAGCTTCCCACTGAGCCAGAACTTGCCGGCCGTCTTGATGGCGGCGTACGCGTACGACCGCGCGGTCCCGCGGTACTTCATGTCGACCTTCAGCACGGCGCCGTTCTTGAACGGGTCATCGCCGTACTTCTCACGCGCCGCGAGGATCTGCTCGAGGCGCTCGGCCTCGGCGCGCAGCTGCTCTGCCTCGGTGGCGAGCTGGGTGTTCGTCTTCATCTTCTCTCCTGTGTCCGCACTTGCTTCGAGGGTGTCCTGCGTCGGGAACTGAATGCCACCACGAGGGACGCTGTACTGCGGGTACTCAATGTACGCGGAATCGTCGTACACGGAATCGTCGTACGTGGCATAATAGTCGAGATCGTCATAAAAGCCCGATCCCATATCGTCGTAATAGCCGTCACCCATTACTTCATCACATCCTTGATCGTCTGTCCGTACTCGAACGTGCTCCTGTGATTGAACCTCCTCGCATATTGGGGGTGATGGAGGTAGTGATCCTTGTTTGGGTTCCAGTCACCCACGGTCTTCCATGCTCGTTGTGCGTTGCGACCGAGCGTGATGACGGGTGGCTGCCCAAGCGCGTCCCACTGGGTGCTGAGTTCGTCGGGTGTCATCTCACAGGCGTTCATGACGCCGACGAGCATGTGATCCACGTGCGCGTCCGCCATCGCGGTCATGAGCCAGTGACCAGATGTCGCCTGGTATGGCACGAACGGGAACGTGAACTTCTCGTTGCCGCGAACGTCGCCCAGTAGGAGGACCTTAGGTCCGGGTGGACCGATGTAGCGACCCGCGTTGGGCGCCTGTACGTGACGCACGGGTGGCATCACGAATGGAAGACGCATGAACGACACGACTTCCCAGTGGTAAAGCGGCACGAGAAGATCTGTGTATTCGTCCTTGATGTGCTCGATCTGGTCACGACTGATGAGCTCATCACCGCGCTTGTCGTACCGCTTGAGGAGTGTGTCCAGCGACGCAGACATGAAGTAGAATCGCGCATCGAACGTGCCGAGGACCATGTCGATGTAGTTCATCTGTGCGCGTGTCAGCATCGACTTGCCGCGCAGCAGTGGACCATACACCAGCTCACCCACGTGCCAACGGTCCATCACGACGTGAGATGTTTGTCGCGTCCCATTGACGAAGATGTTCTCGATGGGTCGGAGGTACTTCTCGAGCAGATCCTCGCCCGGCGTGGGTGGTCCCTGCCGAAGGATGAGGGTGTCGGGCAGCTCTTGCTGAATCTGCTGCGCAAGGTACGACTTCCCTGCGCCATCAGGTCCCTCAAGGACGAAGATGGTCATGGATTGATCCTAGCCGCAAGTGGCGAGTTGCGTTGCCCACTGAGCGCGCTCGTATGGGTCCGTGAGCTGTTGCGCTGGCTTGCGCACGAAGAGCCACTCAGTTGTTGACTGCGTTAGGATGGTGACGAGCCGATCGCCAACGTAAGGCTGCCAGTCCTCCGCTACACGCATCGCGCGCACTGCCGAATAGAGACCACGCCGACCCACTTGTGAGTAGCTCTCAAGCTCGTCGATGACACCTTCAACGACCTCGTAGTGAGTCGTCGCTTCCTCAGGTGTGGCGTGCTTGGGCTGTGGCGGCTCGTATGGATCCGGCGCTGTGATGAACGAGATGAGGATGAGGATCAGCCCGAACAGGATGATCACACTGGGTGATACGATGAAGGCAGCAATCTCGAGGTCATTCATCATCTATCCTTAGCTTGGGGGAGCGAGACGAGCAGGAATTGAACCTACCACCCGGGCTCGAGTTGCCCTTCCTCCACCAGGAGGACTTCGTCTCAGTTGTGGGAATGGGATCGCCGGCCTAAGTAAGCTAAATCACAACCAGATCCACTCACGCGTACGCATAGGCTCACCTCCGTTCTGCCCCACGACCGGCGGCGAGTTGAATCGCCGCCGGCCTCTGTGCGAATTACGCTGTGGTAACTGTAGCTCAGACGGCGCCGTTGAGCGCGGCCTTGAGCACGTCGTACTGCTTGGCCTTGGCGATGATCTGCGGGTCCACCGCGGGGTGGTCGTTGATGAACTTGACGAGGTTGAGGACCGCCTTGCGATGTGCCTCGGTGGCGTCGTCCACCGCGTTCGCGGTGAGCTGCACTCGCTGAATGAGGAGCGTGACTTCCTTGCTCGCGGCGTTGACGTTGGTCGTCGTCGTCGTCGGAGCCGCGACCTCATCGTTCTTATCGTACTTGCGGCTCTCACGCGTCGCGGCCGCCTTCTTGGCACGGTCGCTCGCTGCCTGCTTCCGCTCGTTGAGTGCCTGCTCCGCAGCTGCGGCACGCTCGTTCGCCGCGTCGACTTCGGCCTGCTTTTGCTTGGCGACGGCTGCCCCACTGTGCGTGCGCTGGTGCGCGGTGACGCTGCGAATCGTGTTCGCGGTGTAGCCACAGTTCGGGTTGGCCGCGTGCACGCACTGGAAGAGTTCTCGCTCGTCGGCGAGAAGGATACGGTCGACCGACCGCAACTCCTTGCCCTGCATCGATGCGATGGGTGTCATCGTCTCGTCGGTGACGGCTTTCTCGCGGCCGACGATCTCGAACGTCTCGTCGTTGATGGTCACGCTGTCGCTCATCTGTTCGTCCTTTGTCTTGGGGGTCATGCTGTGCTTGAGATGACCATATCAGGATGTAGGCAGTGGTGCAAACGTCCGACGACGGCGATCTGCGCGATACGTCAGGCGGCAGTACTCGTTCCACGCAACACGCTGGCCGAGGTGGCCGTAGATATTGGCGAGGTAGCGACGTACGTTGAGGATGGACTGTTGATCGAGAGCGTAGATCTCTTTCGTGGTGAGGACACCGAGGTCGTTGTAGGCCTCGGTGCCTCTCTTCCACTGTTCGTGCGCAAGCTGCGCAGCTTCACGTTCACGCTGCTGTCGTGAGCGCTTTGATGCCATTACGCAACCGCGCGGTTCACGTACGCCTCGGCGATGGATTCGTCGACCTCCGCTGCCATCGCGAGTGCTCGGGCATGCGCGGCGGGAAGGAACGCGGCGCCACGCTCACCACGTCGCACGGTAGCGAGCTCGATGACCTCGAAACCGCTCGATGCCCAGCGGATGTTCGACCGCGTGACTTCGCCAAGAATCGTCGATGGACCGAGCGTGTACACGCAAAACTTACGCATGTCTGGCTCGCCAGTGGTTTCGAAGATGTAGATCTCCGACCACCGGCACGCAGTGCAGCGACGAGTGAGCGCGCTGTCCTGCGTTCCGTTCGAGTAGATATCGCCGTGGCTGTGCTCGACTCGCTGTGACGTACCGAGTCCAACGAGTCGCCCGCGCAGTCGCCGCATGCCCGTGCGGTCCTCGATCGCCCAGTCGTCGATGTCGAACAGACCATCGTCCAGGGTCATCAGCGCGGCGTGGTTGTTAGGACCTGCCTTGATCTCCTTCATCTTCCGTCCTCTATCGTTAGAGTGGCTGTGCTAGGTCGATAGTAACAGGCGGGATGTGCGACGGTCGCCAAACAGCGTGGCGGTTGGTTGTTGATCACGCTTGCACAGTGCCGGAAGTGAATTACGGTGGTGGTATACAATGATCGCATGGCCCCCACCCCCATGCCTGTGGCCGAGACAGATCGGCCCTATCAGAACTTCCTGCTTCGCCTCGATCGCGAGTTGCGCATCTGGATCGAGGCAGAGGCGAAGCGCACCGGCCTCTCAATGACACGCATCATCAACAATGCCATCGCAGCACGCGCAGCAGACCAGTCCCCATACACGCGATAAAGCCCAGGTCCTTGGCGAGACCTGGGCTTCATTGTCCGCGTGAGCCGCACGAGGAGTTGTTCGATGTCTACTGTACCACAATCTGACGCGCTGGAAACCAAATTGTCATTCGCACTTGCTTACATTGGGCGAGGATGGCCCGTGTTCGTCCTGGGCGAGGGCAAGACACCCGTCAAGAACTGTCCGCGCTGCGATCGGCAGTCGAGCACGTACGTCCTGCACGACGAGGAGTCATGTGGCTGCCTCATGTGCCACGGCTTTTACGCTGCGACGCTCGAGCCACGGTACGTTCGAGAGATGCTACGTCACCGGCCGCACGGTCACCTGGCAGTACGCACCGGCGGTCTGAGTCGCTTGCTGGTCGTCGACGCAGAGGGCCATGCAGATCCGAACGCAGAAGACGGCGTGACCGGTCTGGATGTCCTGGACGACTGGGCGGGATGGACGAACTTCGAGTTGTCGCCAACACTTCGGCAGCGAACGCCCAGTGGTGGCTTACACCTCCTGTATCGCCTGCATCCCGAGGAGGTCGTTCGCACCGCGCCTCGAGTACTTCCGCAGGTCGATGTGAAGAGCGAGTACGGCTACATCGTCGTCGCAGACGGCACAGACGCGGAGCGACAGTGGCTGGACTGGAACGCGTCTGTGGCACTCGCCACGCCGGAGCTGCTCGGGTGGCTGCAGGAGCGACGCACGAAGCTGGGTCACCGCGCGGGAAAAGGTGGGGGCGGGCTCTTGAGCGACGAAGAGTACCGCGTCGCCCTCAAGGATGGGGCCAAGGCTGGCGCACGTGAGCCGTTCTTCGCGCGTCTGTCGTTCGAGTGCCGGAAGAGTGGTATGTCGGATTCAGTGGTGGAGCAGACACTTCGTGCGCACTGGGAGCGTTGTGAGCAGCCGCCCGGCGACTACTTTCACTGGCAATACGTCGAGTACAAGATGATTCGCGATCGCCACATCCGTCCAGACGTCACTTCCGCCCAGTTGCGGTGGGCCAAGACGATCGGCAGCAACGCAGGTCAGTCGTCGGCGTTCGTTGTGGTGGATGAGGCGAAACCATACAGGAAGGTCGGTCGTGTGACCATTGCAAAGCGAGAACCACGTGACCGATAACGAAGCGAGCACAGCCGTCCTTCCCACGGTGGATCAACTCATCGCTGGGACGGACGTCGTAGAGCTACGCAACACCGACACTGGTGTGGGACGTCGCTACGTGCAGACGTATGGACCGCTGCTGCGGTACGACGTGGAGCGACAACAGTGGCTCTTGTGGAACGGGAAGATCCTGGAGCCGGACACTAGTGAGAACCTCAAGGCGTACGCGTTGACGATGCGCGTCCTGGATGACATGCGTGAAGAGGCACTCGAGATGGATGGGGAGGCGAACGACCCGGACACCCCGCGTGGTCGGCAGCTTCGCTTCATCCAAGGCATGGAGTCCGTCGCGGCGAGAAAGAAGATCTTGGAGGCCGCGAAGGAACACCCCTCGATCCACGTACGCGAGGAAGAATTGGATGCCGTTGGCACGGATCTCGTGGTGGAGAATGGTGTGGTGGATCTCCTGGGAGGTGAGATCAGGAAGGCGACACCCGCGGATCGCAACACACGGATGTGCACCGTGGCGTATGATCCCAAGGCGAAGAGTAAGGAGCTGGACCTCTTCCTCAAGACGTTCCTCCCGGATGAGCTGGATCAGCGGTTCGTCTTCGCTCTCTTGGGGCGATGTCTCATGGCGGGCAATCACACGCGGACGTTTCCCATTATCCTGGGCGGCACAACGTCAGGTAAGTCCCAACTCATGGCCGCGGTGCATAAGATCCTGGGGTCGTACGCCTGCGCCATTGGCTCGTCGGTCTTCCGCGGCAACATGGATGACAAGCCACGGCCCGACCTCGTCAAGGCGATGTACACGCGACTGGCCTGGGCGAGTGAGGCAAGCAAGGGCTGGCATCTTCACGCGGACCAGATCAAGCGGCTCACGGGTGGTGACCCACTGCCATACCGTGATCACTACGCGGGAGTGGTGAACGCGCAACCGAGGTTCACGCCGATGCTCATTACGAACGAGATGCCAAAGATCAATGGCGCGGATCCCGCGATCCGGCGACGCATCGTGGTGGTGACCTTTGATCGGTCGCTTGCACCGGGACAAGAAGACCCGCGCATCAAGCAGCGATTCTTGAACGATGAGGAGTGTCTGCGAGCGATCCTGGCGCGACTCGTCGAGGGTGCGCAGGACACGATGATGGCAAACGTGGATCACATCCCGCAGAAGTACATCCTCGCAACGATGAACGCCACTGGGTCGTTGACGAACCTCGAGGAGTTCTTGCAGTTCATGTATGAGGACGGGTACCTCGAGGACGCACCGATCTCGACCACGCCCGCGAGTCACTTCGTCAAGGCATCGGACCTCCACACGCAGTATGTGAACTACGTTAAGAACCACGGCGATGCCCAGGCGAAGAAGGATGTCATGGACATGCCGGAGTTCGGACGGCAGTTGCGGGAGCGTGGATGGCAGACGAAACCCTCCGCGGGGATTCGCTGGATGGGTCGTAAGTTGATTCAAATCCCGATGTGGCCTAACATGAACCTGTAACCGCGCGGATTAGCCTAGGATACAAATGCGTTTCAAGGTGAGGATGCGCAGGACTTACGCCATTTGGGCATCCTCACCTTGTCCCGTTATAAGCGGTTTTGTAACGGAGATGAAAGACCCACTTATAGTGATTGATCTTGCGTAGTACCAGATAGATTATTTTGTCTTCTCCTCTCTGTAAGCTTGTAAGAGAGAATGGGGTAGTACCATGTACTACCCCGTATGCGACGCGCGGGTACGCAAGGGGTAGAAATCGGACGTGGTTGCTTTCAAGGTTACAATCGTCGTTGATCAAGAGATGCAGCGAGATCACTCAATTTTACACTTTTCGTAAAATAGTTTAAGGTTAGCAATATGAGACCTACTAAGTTTGGTGAGCAACCTGCGAAGAAAATGCTGCGTGCGCGTGGCGTGTCGATTGCGCAAGCGGCGTTAGACATTCACGTGAAGCAAGCGCATCTGCAGTCATGTCTTGATGGAAACATTTGCCCAAATGATGATGTGCGTCGTGAACTCCCAAAGTATCTTGAACGACCACTCGAAGATCTTTTCAGCGCTGTTGTTCTTAACTGGGTCGACAAACGAGGACGCAACGTCACGACCATCACGTGTATTTCAGATCATGATTGGTGGGCGCCGCAATACGTACAGCATGCGCGTGATGCGGTTCTGGCAATGGCGCAACGAGAAGCACGAATCTTGGGCGGCGAGATCGTTGAGATGGAGCCTCATCGTGAAGTCTTGTCGACTGATCCTTTAATGTGGAGACTTACGTGGAAGATGGTGCGCCCATGATCACCGATGACTCGCGCGTATCACTCCTGAGCCGATGGCAACAGGAAGCGTACGAATACGTCACGGGGTATTGGGCGGAGCATCACGGTCCCAACGAGATCTGTGGGACGATCATTCAGAGGGGTGTGTACGCGGGACGAGCGTGTTGGCGCATTCCTGGGCAAGGGACGCAGTACGCAGGTCTTGGTGGCAAGTGTGTCGCGCACGGTGGGGCGAAGAAGGAAGGACGAGCGAGGGGAGCTTGGTTCATGGCACATAAGTTCGCGGAAGAGCTGGACGTGTCTCCGTGGGAGGCACTGCTCATGGTGATCCGCATCACGGCGGGACGACTGCGGTACATCGAGTCGGTCTTGGCGAGCGCGGTGGACGACAAGGAGCTCGAGGGTCGAGTCGATGAGGACGAGCCAACGGGAGTGAGTGAGGATGGGCAACTCACCACTGGGCGGAACATGACGTGGTGGGTGGAGAAGTCAGAACTGGAGCGAACGAACCTCGCGAAGTTCTCGAAGGCGGCGATCGACGCTGGCGTGGCTCAGCTGCTGATCGAGAAGGAGCTGCGACAGGGCGAGGCCCTGGCATCGACGTTCACACGCGTTCTCGCTGAACTGGAGAAGGCGGGCATGAGCGATGCGATGCTCGATGCGGCACGCGCTGTACTGCGTAATGAGCTCCAGTTCGCCCTCGAGAGCAGCGCTTCCTGATACGATATCTGCATGACAGATGACGTGGAGGCGCGTGTGGAGCGCTACCCCTCGGGACGGAAGAAGTGGCGTCGGACTCGCGTCATGCAGCCCGATGAGCGTGGTCGCATGTTCCGCCGTGACGGCAGCCGCTGGGTGTGGACTGCGGATGAGTACGACGAGGTGGAGCAGTACATCAAGGACGGCATGGGAGCGACAGAGATCGCCATGCTGCTGGATCCGCCCTCCACTGCGGTCGCGGTGACATGCGCACTGCGTCGAGCTGGTATACGATTGCGGTGGGGACAGGGACGTCCGCCGAAGTACATCACGGTGATGCGGGAAGAGTACGTGAAGCGCGTACTGGATGAGCGATATGCAAGGGAAAGGAAGCACGCGCATGGATGTCTCTCTGTGGCGTGATGGGTCGTTGCAGGACCGATTCCTGACGGACATCGCGAACAACGAGGAACGACTGGCGGGACGAGTTGGCCACTGGGCAAGTGAGACGGGGGCCGAGGAGGCAGTGTACGACTTCGAGGTTGGTGGGCGGACCTGCCGCGTCACCGTGAAGGACCTCGGTCCGGCTGCAAGCTAGCTTCTAGCGTACGCAGACGTACGTCCGTAGACACGCGTCTGCGTACGCCAGGGAGCGGTAGCGGAGAGTTCTGGCCGCGTCCGTAGTTGTCGACTCGGTGACAGTTTGGGACGCACCTGGACGAGATGTTGTACAGTCGTTGTTATGACGACGATCACGACAGAAGATGTACGACTGGCCGCAGCTCACGAGACACGCCTCGAGCGCGTGGAGATGAGACACCGGTGGTGGCACTGGTGGCAAGTGCCATGGAAGGCATGGCGCACGCGACTCCTCGAGTGGCTCGTCACGGCTGTCCTGTGGGGTGGCCTGCTGATGATCGCATCGCCACTGGGCCAGCTGCTCGAGGCGATGTGGAACACTGCGAGAGAACTGATGAGGACGTGGTAATGAGATGCCGTTGCGGACGTCTCACGGATAAGCGTGGTAAGACGTGTTGCGCCATGTGCTGGATTGGGTATGGTCCCGAATGTCACAGTCGACTGTGTAGGAGACGACTGTGCGTGAACTCTTGATGCTCGTGGCGATGTTCGCGATGCCCATCACACTGGGCAACGCAGTACTCCTGGTAAGATCTGCTCATGGCAGGGCGAAAGATCCACGGCGTTGAGGGTCTCTCCATGGCGCAGCTCGAGGAGCTGCTCCTGGACCCTCGAGGAGTGCGTAGTGCGGGCAAGAAAGTCGCGATCAATCGCGCACTAGACATCTTCGACCGCGGTGGCCTGAACTACAAGAAGGACCCCGCACGCTGGGCGAGGGAACGCGCCGACGTCCACCTTTGGAGTAAGCAACGTGAGATCATCGAGAGCGTTCGCGATCATGCTCAGACGGCCGTCCACTCCTGCCACGCCATCGGTAAGTCCTTCGTTGCGGCTACGACGGTTGCCTGGTGGCTGGATGTTCACCCGGTGGGTGAGGCTTTCGTCGTCACAACGGCTCCGACTGATAAGCAGGTCAAGGCCGTGTTGTGGCGAGAGATTAACCGCCTGCACACTCGAGCTGGTCTCGCGGGCAGGACGAACCTGAGTGAGTGGTACATCGGCAAGGAACTCGTCGCCTTCGGTCGTAAACCTGCGGACCAGGATCCTACCGCCTTCCAGGGAATCCACGCTCGCTATGTACTGCTGGTACTCGATGAGGCGTGTGGCATTCCGAAGGATCTCTGGGACGCAGGCTCCTCAATCGTTTCGAATGAGCATAGTCGCACACTGGCGATCGGTAACCCCGATGATCCCTTCGGGGAGTTCGCCGCGAACTGTCATAAAGGTTCGGGGTGGAACGTCATCCACGTCGGGTACAAGCACACGCCAAACTTCACGGGCGAGCCTGTCGAGGAGATCGTCCGCGACTCACTGATCTCCCCACGCTGGGTAGACGAACGTCGTAAGAAGTGGGGACAGGGCAGTGCCATCTTCACCAGCAAGTGCGAGGGGCAGTTCCCCCTCGAGGGGACATCGGGAACAATTCCTTACGCATGGGCAGTCGCTTGTCGGGATTTGGAATTCCCGGAAAATCCGCATGACGTCGCTGAAGGTGGGATCGACGTGGGTGCGGGTGGGGATAGGACCGTTCTTCGGGAGCGACGGGGTTTTCGAGCTGGACGGGAAGAGGTGTTCGTTGACGCCGATCCCATGCGATCCATCGGACACCTCGTCCAGTGCATCAACGAATGGGGACTGACGCGTGTCAAGATCGACTCGATCGGCATCGGTTGGGCTCTCACAGGGAGACTTAGAGAGCTTAGCTCAGTTCACAATCATGCGGGAACTCTGGATGGCACTACAACTCATTCTGCTGAGGTGGTGGCTGTCAACTTTGGAGAGCGTCCGACTGAGGGTCGAGAGAAGCAGTATCTTAACAAGCGAGCAGAGGTCTACTGGACTGTTGGTCGTGAATACTCTCGCCTCCGACGTTGGGACCTTGGAGAGGTCGATGACGATGTCATTGCAGAACTTACAGTCTCGACGTACGAGGTCCTAGACTCCTTCGGTAAGATCAAGATCGAGCCCAAGGACAAGATCATCGAGCGGTTGGGTGCCTCTCCCGACCGCGCGGAGGCACTCCTCCTAGCGTTCTACGACCCGTTCTCCGAGGTCAAGCTCCCAGACGCCAACATGGATGTGGACCTGACGCGGAACCTCACACCACTGGGTGGAGTGGCGGGACCCGGTCGTCTGGACGGCGCGACCCTGCAGAGGGTGCGCGCTGGTATGATGGTCGATGTCGACCTCTATGGCGGAGGTCCCATGCAAGGCGGGAGGCTGTGATTGAGCAACATGCTTGGCCGTGATGGCGCGTGGTACTACGGGTACCCGTGTGGCGAGACGAGTCGCCTCATGCGCAAGTCTGGCCGGATGCGTGGTCGTAAGACCATTACTCGGGAGATTAACGAGCAGTTGCGACCTGATCTACTCGCGGAGCTCGGATACGACCTCACTGAGCAGATGAAGAACGAAGAAGGCCACTGATGGGCGCAAACAACCTCAGTCTCGCAGTGCGCGTATTCCGCGCTCGAGAGGCGGGTACGTACGAGCACCTTCGCCCGCGTCTCACGACGTGGATCTACGACGATGACCTCACTCACAAGGAAGTCGCCGAGAACCTGGGTTGCACGAAGCGGCACGCAACGTGGATCATGCAGGTGCTCGAGATCCATCGCAGTGACAAGCGCAACCGCTTCATCTGGCGCCAGGTCGACGCTCGTCGTAAGGAGCGTGGCGAACTCTTCGCGCGAGAGTGGCTCATTGAACTCCAGCTCGTGTCGTCCATACGCGCATACTGTTCCGCGTGGGACCGCGGTTGGTAGTTCTTGGTATGATGGTCGTATGGAGCAAATGGAGCAGGGAGGCAGCCTTAGCCTTCAAGAGGTCATCACGTGGTTCTTCGTCGGCCTGATGGGTGCGGCGGTCCTAGGTGGCCTTGCCATCGCGTGGATCATCTACGCCTCACTCACTTGGCCGTGGTATTTCTGGAAGTGGTCACATCGGGTTGCACATCCTCATTAGTCCTGATATGATAAACGCATGACGAACGGACAGAAGACGAACGTTACGAAGCTCGAGCGCACGGGCGAGACGGGCTTCCAGCTGACGCACGATGGCGAGCTGTTCAGCTTCATGGTTCCCACTGGCGACATGGACGACGCGATCGCGTGGGTCGCTTGCTTCCTGCAGATCGATCACATCTGGGTCCAGCACGTCACTGACCAGAACCTGATGATCGCGATCGGCGTTGAGGAGTGATGATGAACATCGTACACGCGGCCAGCAGCCGTGGCATCAAGCGGTGCGGCAGCACCACCTCCGGCGACGAGCGCGTCAACGTGGAGAAGTATCCCGGCAAGTGGTGGCAGGTCACCTGCACTGCGTGCCTCGAGACGAAGGGCAAGGACCTCTGATGCGACTCAACAACCTGTACGAGAACATCATCCGCGAGCGCTTCCAGCTCCCTCAGCTGAAGATCGAGTGGCTGCGGTCGAGCTCGTACTACGAGCGTGCCCTTCAGATGGTTGACGAGCTCGACTGGGACGCTCTCGAGGCGCTGCTTCGCAAGATCCAGGTCATCACCACGCGCACTGACATGCGTCACACGAAAGAGGCAGCGAAGTGATCGGCATCATCCTCAGCATGATTCTGGCACTCCTGCTGCCCAACATGCAGCGATGGATCTTGTGGATCGAGAAGCGGTATAACCTCATCGACAGTGACGAGGAGGATGAGTGATGATGGACGTCACTTACGTCGGGAAGAGCGACGGCGACTACTTCGAGCTCTTCCACTACCTCGATGGCGAGGGCGAGTCGGTCCTCGAGATCGCGGTCTGCCCAGACATGAAGATCTGGATCGCGGGCGTGCGCGGCTTTGGCGTCGCAGTTCCGCAAGAGACGCTCGGACGAGCGCACCGTCACGTCGACGAGTGGTTCGAGAAGAACGGCATCGACACCTCGTACGTCTGCCTCGGCTCCATCGCGGCGTACGTCAAGCCGCGCATCACTACACTCATGGGACGTGTGTACTGTCCGTCCCGCAAGAACACGGAGGCAACCAGTGGCTGACATCGACCCGAACGACGTCGACGAGGACGAGAACATCAAGACGTGTCCCGACTGTGGTGGCGATGGTGAGGTCGCCTGCGACGAGTGCGGCGGTACGGGCGATGGCGAGCCCTGCGACGCTTGCGACAGTGAGGGCGTCGTCGACGATGACACCTGCGTCGAGTGTGAGGGTGAGGGCTCGTACGACTGCGAGGCTAGTGACTGCGGCGATGCGGGCAAGGGCTACGTCGTCTGCTCTCGCTGCAATGGGCAGGGTGAGATCAGTGAGTAACTTCATCCTCATCAAGGACATCAACGCCTACGAGATGCTCGTCAACCTCGATCAGGTCTTCTCCTTCGAGGCTGATCGGCCTACCGACGAAGAAGTGCAGCAGTACGGCACGGGTGTCGTCGCGTTCATCAGCATCGGTCACACGGGCAGCACGCGCTTCCGCATTCTCATCACGAAGGACTACTACGACGACATCAAGCATCAGATCATCACGCGCAACGGTCGATAAGGAGCGTACGTGAAATTCGTGCTGATCATTGATGACGAAGCGTGGTTCTGGGTCTTCAACGACGAGACACACCACTGGGAGTGTTCGTACGAGAATGGCGACGAGCCAGCAGAGCGAGCTGATAAGCTAGATCGTGCGACCATCGGCGCAGTCACTGAGATCATGATGTGGATGGGACACGACATGCACGCATTCATGCATCGCCGTGTGGCAGAGTCGCCTACCACGTGTGACGCAGACCTGGTACAGTAGACTTGCAAGCAACGCGCGGCCATGAGGACGCTTCCTTCTAATCCTTTCTGGCTGAGATGTAGCGTTCTCGCTCTCCGCGCGTTGCGTGCCATAGCGGTGTAGAGGAGCTCGGTCGTCCTCGCAGGCCTCATAAGTCTGAGATCGGTGGTTCAAATCCGCCCGCCGCTACGCATGGCTCGGTGCGTTTGTGTGGCTTACTTCACTTTCAATGAGATCACAGCTACACTTCATTGAACTCGGGCCATGTGTCATCTTACTACCCGGCAAAAGTGGATCAACAGGCCTAGGGCCTCCACAGTCCGGCAGACCTGAGAACGACAGGCTAGTGGGATGCAAAGCTAGGCGGAGGCGCTTGGACCTCTTTCCGTCGTGATCGCTGCGAGGGACTGATGAGGGAGCCTGTGAAGCTGGTGACAAGGTGGGACCCATCACCCTCCCGATGGGTCCCATCTTTGTGTGCGAGAGTTGTTGCACGATGGGATTAATCTTGTTATGATTAACGCATGACGGAGTACAATAGCGGCAAGGCCATCACGGACGCGATGAAGCTCGCCGATCAACTCGCCCCCGCCTTCCTCGATAAGCTCGACACGATGAGGGTGGCGGAACTCAAGGCACTCTGCAAGCAAGAGCGCATTGTCACGCGTGGTTGCACCACTCGTCAGCACTTCGTAGACAAGCTCGTTCAGCGCTGGACCCAGGAGGTCTGGGATGAGGCGGGTTACCGCGTTCACCCACACCCCGGCTACAGTGTCACCTCCCGTTCGCTGATGACCCTGGGAGGATTTGTTGCATGATGTGATTAATCCTGATATGATAAACAGGTAAGGCGATAGCGACAGACGATGGAGGACATCATGGGTAACGTGGAGCACCGCCGAGTCGCCCCGAAGGTCATGATCGAGATGCTCGTCGCGTCGAAGGTGACGTGGGCGGGTTGGTACTCGCCGGCGAACTTGCTGGCGAAGTACAATGAGGTCTGCGTGTGGAAGCCGCGTGGCTTCGGCGGGTCGTTCGGCATCGTCGACCAGCCGGGCTACCTCCCGGGCGACCGTCGTCGTCCCACCCAGCGGGTCCTCAACGACCGCATTCGCTGCGCGTGGCTGCGGGAGACGGGCCAGGCGTAGCACCTCACGCAACTCGAGGCGTACCCAACTGGGTGCGCCTCTTTTGTGTGCGACAGTTGTTGCATCGTTCTTAAGTTCCTGATATATTAGTATCATCGGGAAGTTATACTTAGGAGGACACAGTGAACAAGTCAGAGTTGATGGCGCTGCTCGAGCAGATGCTTGAGAGCGGCGACACCACGAACGTGATGGACCTCGTCGACACCGCGGTGAACGAGATCACCGCAGACGCGCGGCGTGAGGCGTCGGCGGAGGGCTACCGCGAGGGTCGCCGTGACGGCATCGCGGAGGCGCGAGGCGAGACCACTGGGTAATCGCACAGGAAGTTGTTGCACTGCGACGATCCTCCTGATATGATTATCTCAGCACGGGGAATCAGACGAAGGGACAGAGGACGATGGGCGAGAACGAGAACGAGAAGAGCTTCGAGAACCTCTTCAACGCGGACGAGCTCGCGGAGCTCCAGGCCGTGTACGCCGAGGTGCAGGCGGCGGTGGCCGAGTCCGCGAAGAAGGACGGCCTCTGGTACGTGCACGACGACCAGGTCGGTCACAGTGTGTACGCGCTCAACTCGAACGGCAAGACGATCCTGTGGTTCACGGTGAACAACGAGGTGGAGCTGGGCGCGGAGCAGATCGGCGGCCACCTGCCGATGGGCGTCACCGCGCACCGCATCGTCGCCTGGAACGCGTACCGCACGGCGAGCATCGAGACGAAGGGTTTCGCCGCCAAGTACCTGCACGACGACGGCTCCGGCGTCCACATCGACGGCAACACCGTTCGCGCCTACGTCCTGCCCCGCGTGCACCGCTGGATCGCGGAGTTCTACGGCGTCTAAGTGTGAGAGGAGGGGACATGAAGGACTACATGTGGGACTAGCGTAAGAGCAAAGGGGCGGCCTTCGGGCCGCTTTTTTGTTGCACGTAATCACGAATCCTGATATGATAATCTCAGGACGGATTGATGGAGGACGTACGATGAAGGTCACCTTTGAGCTGCAGCGACGCTCGGAAGTTGTGGCAGGCCACTGGAGTGACTGGGGCGTGATGGAGTACGCGAAGCTAGGTGACCTCAGTAAGAAGCAAATCTTTCCGACTGTGGAGGAGGCGAAGAAGGCACGCGCTGCGTTCATCAAGCGAAGCGCAAAGTATGGATGGCGCTTCGAGTTCCGCATCGTACGTGTCACCGTCACCTACGAGATCATCGATTGACAGGAGACGAAGTGAACAAGAGCAAGATCGTCATCGCTGGCCTCACGGCCATCATCGTCCCGTTTCTGATGGCCTGTCCGAAGGACGCGGCCAAGCCGAAGCAGGATCCGATGGACGGTGACCCTGAAGGCGTCCGTGACCTCCTGCTGCAGACGTGGGTGAGTGAGCGTTGCTCGCCCTACTCGATTCACCTGACCTCGTCCGGGAAGGGCCTCATCCCGGAGTCTGACATCCACATCGCCGGCGGTGGGTGGGAGCACGCCCTCACGTACAGTGCGGGCAAGCGCATCCAGTTCACCATCAAGGTCACCGCGAAGGATGGCTGCGCGGAGGGCTGGTGCAAGATCGACGATGGCCGATTCGGTGACGCGCAGGACAACTTGAACCAGTACGGCAAGGCCGCCTGCGTGTACACGACGAAGGGCTGACGTGACTCCCACTCTCACCCCCACGCCCGAGTTGCATCACCCCAACCACAACGTGGCACTCGGTCTCATCATCGTCATGGCAATTCTCTTCATCCTCCCACTCGTCTTCGGGCGACGGAAGTGATGAGGAAGAGCTAGGTCGTTCTAACGGGATTCTGTGCGTCGTTGTATTGCACAGCGCACAGGATCCTGTTAGAATTATCTCAACGGAAACACGACAGATGACTTAGGAGACGATCATGTACGCTGGCACCCTGGCCGTCCTGAACTCCGGCACGCGGATGAACGCTTACATCCCCAAGACGAACCCGTACGCGGAGCCCGGGATGTTCGCGTACCTCTGCGTTCCCGTCAAGCAGTCGAATGGCAAGCGGCGCGGCCAGACGAAGATGGTCACCTCGCACGGCCACCTCGAGCCGATGAGCGTGGGCGACTCGGTCGGTCTGTACGGCGATCAGTCCGGCCGCGACCTGGGCACGCACGTCGTGTACGCCATCATGGACCTGACGACGGGCGTCACCTACTGGGCGAAGGGTGTCAAGCAGCTCTTCCCGAACACGTACAAGCACTACGTCGTCAAGTGAACGATGAGGTCGTCTGATCGGACCTTGAGTGAATCCGTTGACATTCACTCAAGGTCCTGTTAAGATTATCTCATAAGGGCAAGGAAACTCGACGAAAGACGAAGGAGTAGGAACGATGGCTAGCATGACCTACCCCCAGCTGAACGCCCTCGCCGCGACGCTCGCGGAGGGCAAGTACGTGGTCATGGCGAAGGACGGCGTTACGCCGTACTTCTTCGAGATCAAGAAAGTCAAGGGCGGGAACCGGATCTACCGCCTCATCGGCCACCCGGGCGACTACGCTCGCCACACGCTGAACGTTAAGTGGCAGTCTTACGTTCTGTACGTCATCTCGCAGAACCCCAAGCAGGCGATCACGCTGTACGGAAAGCACGCGCACTTCTGTGGTGCCTGTGACTCGCCTCTGACGCACGAGCGTAGCCGCAAGTGCGGGATGGGTCCGAAGTGCGCGCCTCAGTGGGGAGTGAAGTGGTGATGAAGCAGCGGAAGTTGAATGGGCGTCACGACTCGGCTGGCAGTTGTGACGCCTGCGGTTCAGACCTCGACCGCTTCGGGCAGTGCACGAACGTCGAGTGCGAGACCAACGCTGAGGACGACACCGACGACGAGTACTCGAATGAGATCATGTTCGGGAACGCGGAGTGTGACTGATGATCGCCACTTACACACAGGGCCGGTGGTCGGCGTTCATCTCGCCGACTGCCGAGCTCCATATTCCACTTGCACCACTGGACGGCGATGACGAGCACATGCTCACCATCATCTGCCCAGATCACCCGACACTTGCAGTGCAGCGAATGATCGCGTGGAACGCACAGAACATGTGGAGCTTCGCAATCGAGTATGTTGACGAGCGTCACGCAGATGACGTGAAGGAGACGCAGTGAAGAAGCTACACCGAGTGCCTGACGCGAGTGGCTGGAAGGTCAGCAGCGACAAGGGCTGGTTCTTCCTCAGCCTCGGCACGAAGTTTTACGCGTTCCACATCTCGATCGGTCGCCTCTCCATCAGCGTGGATGCGAAGCGATGAAGACGAACTTCGTCATCACTCGCCACATCGCCGAGGAGGCCGCCGTCCGCAAGGCGGCGGCCATCCTCGAGGAGATGGGCTACGAGGTCAAGATCAGTACGAACGCCACGCAGGTGACGCTCGCCACAGATGCGATGCGCCACGTAGTCATCAAGGCACGGCAGGTCGGGAAGACATCAGCGCAAGATGCCATAGCGAAGCTGGCGGCGAGCGTGGGACAGTACACGCAGTACCCGCCCTGTGAAACGGAGACGAAATGACGAAGGATGAGATCCGCGAGTTCGTTGAGAAGACGATCAACGCTGACCCCACCTGGGCGGATGAGTACAGCGTGTGGGAGGGTACTGTCGCAGCGATCGTCGAGAAGTGGGAAGAGGACGTGCAGGACAACCGCGACGAGGCGTATCAGAGTGGTGTGCATGTCGGACAGGAGTCAATGGGATGACACACGAGCAGATCCTCAAGACGGCATTCGAGATCTACAGTAAGCCCATCGAAGAGTGCTCGCGGGAGTACGGTGACATCGATGGAATGATAGAGTATCTCGATGGCGCGATCGGTGAACTCATCATCGAGGAACGCGCCGCGGCTCGTGCGTCGTTCGCGGAAGAGATCATCGCTGCGTCGGAAGCGATCAGACGATAGCGTTGAGAGAGTCTAGACAAAACCGACAAACCGCTCCACCGTTCACACGGCGAGAGCGGTTTTTCGTGTCTTCTCTCCGCTGTGTTGTACGGTTCGATCAACACACCGAACGGAGAGAGCGTGGCTCCGCACTGGATGCTCGTACTGCTGTCCTGCCTGGCGACGTACCGTCTCACCAGGTTCGTCACCCGCGACGCTCTGCCGCTGGTGTCCAGGCCACGGAGATGGATCGACAAGCACTGGAATCCCTTCCCAGACGACAACGCCTGGGATGCGTATCGCGCCGCTCCGAAGGCCGTACAAGACATCGCGTGGAAGACCATCAGTGAGCAGTACGGGATCACGTCCCGACCCACTGGGTGGAAGCGCTCGATCGCCTACCTCATCGGCTGCGCCTGGTGCACGTCCATTTGGGTTGGTGCCGGCGTGACTGGCTTCGTCATGATCTTCATTGGCCTCACGTGGCCATGGTTCTTTCTTCTCTGGCTGGCCGCCTCGAGCGTCGCCGGCCTCATCTCCCAGCGCGAGCCTGAGTAGGTCACATGCCTGACTATCGTCGCAGTGCGAACCCTTATGGGGGACAGCAGAATCCTGCGTTCAACTCGCTCGTCGCGTCCGCTCGCCTGTACACAGGGCAGGGCGATCCGATCATCCAGAAGAAGGCGTGGCAGTCTGAGGCGTGGGACTTCTGGCGGGCCATGGGCGAGTTCTGGTACGGCGTCACCTGGCTGTCGAACGCGATGTCTCGCGTGCGTCTAGTGGCGGCGAAGCTGCAGCCAGGCGGCGACGAGCCGGAGATCCTGCGCGACGATCAAGTCGACGATCCCGGCGAGGAGTCGTCGGCGAACGGCACTGGTGAGACTTCTCGTCCTAAATCCACTCTCACTGACCAGGATCGCACGGTGGTGCAGATCGTCGAGCAGTTCGGCGGTGGCATGGGTGGTCAGTCCGCGATCATGAAGTCGCTCACGGTGCAGTTGTCTGTGCCGGGAGAAGGCTTCGTCGTGGGCGAGCAGAAGGTGATCGACGAGAACACCGGCGCGCTCTCGAACGCAGCGTGGTCCGTGAAGAGCACGGATGAGATTCGTCGCAAGGAGCGCGGCAATACGAAGCAGCGACCCACTGGGCTGCTCAGTCGCATCGGTCCCGGTGTCGCTCGCGCAGAGTCGATGTACGAGGTGCAGGTCGAAGAGAACCGATGGGTTCCACTCAGTGGTGAGTCGATCGTCTGCCGTGTATGGCAGCCCGACGACCAGTTCCACTGGCGTGCGACGAGCGCGTCTCTCCCTGCGCTGCCCATCCTCCGCGAGATTGATCTCTACAATCGTCGCATCATCGCGGATCTCGTCTCTCGTCTCGCCAGTAATGGCGTCCTCATCATTCCATCCGAGGCGACGTTCCCCACGCGCCCGGAGTTCAAGGACGCTGCTGACCCATTCGTCGCTGAGCTCATCGACATCGCCTCTCGAGCGATCAAGAACCCTGGCTCTGCCTCCGCCGCGCTGCCCATTCCACTGCGTGTTCCCGCAGAGCTCGTCGAGAAGTTCATTCACCTGACGTTCGGCGCACCCTTCGAGCCAGGTATCCTCGACGCGCGCGATAGGGCGATCAAGCGTCTCGCTACGACTCTCGCAATGCCGGAGGAAGTCCTCCTTGGCGTGCAGAACGTGAACCACTGGACAGCGTGGCAGATCGACGAGTCCGGCATCAAGATTCACATCGCGCCAATGGCGGAGATCATCGCGCACGCGCTCACCATCGGATACCTCGAGCCGATGCTTGAAGCGATGGGAGCGCAGACGACAGCTGCGGATGGCTCTCGCTACGTGGTGTGGTACGACGTCAGCGAACTCACCGCGAAGCCGGACCTGGGCGAGGCCGCGCAGGAGGCGCACGCGGACGGTTCCATCTCCGACGAGGCGTACCGCCGTGAGAAGGGCTTCACCGAGGCTGACGCTCCCGACGACGAGCAGCTCAAGAAGCAGCTTCTTCGCTTCCTGGCGTTCCAGGGCAACACGCAGGCGATCGGTCAGCTCTTCCCGGATCTCGCTGAGTCGATGACGCCGCAGACACCAGGATATGGACCCGACGGTCGTCCGCTAGCACCCGAGCCGACGACGGTGACAGAGACTACCCAGGAGACGGCGCCGAGCGACTCTGGTGCGTCTCAGCGGGCAGAACCGCAGACACCGAAGAAGCCGTCCACTACCAGTGGACCGCCACGACCGACGCCATACGCCGGAACTGAGCTGACGAGGATCGGCCGATGAAGATTCACGGCTTGAACGCTGAGCAGGTGAACGAGCAGATCGACGCGTTCCATGCCCTCATGATGAAGGGCATGCGCGCCGCGTGCGCGTCTGCTGCGTCGTACGCATTCAGTGGACACCTCGTCGCAGCGGGAGACGTTCCACCTGCGACCGGTGGTGAGCTCTCCACCGCCATCGATGCGCTGAGTGTGATCACCACCCAGTGGGGCGAGTACGTTGCAGGCAGTCTCATGCCGGAGCTCAACGTCATCGCGCAGAAGTCCGCGAAGGCCGTCGTTGCGCCACTGGGTGGCATGCCCGTCGTCAAGACTGAGGCATTCATCAGTGAGATGGCGAACAAGGTCACGGTGTTTGGCGACGACGTGTGGCAGGCGGCGAAGACGTCACTCATCACTGGCGCGCAGGATGGCGAATCGATCGCGGAGCTCGCCACTCGAGTGGAGGAAGTGGCGCAGGTCAAGACGAAGAAGGCACACGTCATCGCGCAGACCACCGTCATCGCTGCGATCAACGGCGGCGAGTGGAAGCAGATGATGGAGGCAGCCTCCGCCTTTGACATCCAGGGTATGAAGGAGTGGGAGGCTACCGAGGACTCGCACACTCGACCCACGCATCACGCGGCAGACGGTCAGCGAGTCCCGATCGACGCACACTTCGTCGTCGGTGGGTCGTTCCTCATGTTCCCAGGTGATCCCGAGGGTGCTCCGGAAGAGATCATCTCTTGTCGGTGCACGACCTTGTATGATCTGGATGTGGAAGACCAAATCACGGCCTCCCAGACCTCCCCGGAGACACTTTCTACCGACTCCGCGGTAGATACCAACGGCCAGATTTCGGCTCTGACGGCAGCGTGGGATCCTGTCCAGCATCCGCGTGGCAAGGACGGGAAGTTCATCGAGGCGGGCTCGTACGGTCACGTTCTCAAGGACATCCTTTCCACTGCGAGTAAGTTCAAGAACTTGACGGAGAACGATAAGAAGTCGTTCATCTCGCAGGTCAAGGGACTCGACGCGAATAAGTGGGACAACCTCAAGAGCGAGCAGAAGCACGCGATCGAGAAGGCCATCGATGACGCGATCGAGGAGGGCGTGCCTGGCGCTGCGAAGTCGCAACAGATCATCGACGACTTGAACATGGTGTCGTTCAGCGAAGACGACACTAACATCTTCGATCCGAACACGCCTCTCCCGGGCAGTGCGCCACTCACTGGCGTGCACAAGGAGATCGACGATGCTGAGAAGTCGGGGAAGATTACTGCCACGCAGGCGAGTAACCTACACGATTTGCTCGCAATTGATGGTGAGGAAGAGTCTGTCGTTAAGAGTGATCTTGACGCACTCATTTACGACAACGAGTTGTTCGCTGAGAAGAACAAGTCGCCTGAGAAGCTCGCTGAGAATGCGATCTACAACGCGTATGACGCGGGCAAGATCAATGATAATGAGCAGCAGGTGCTTCTTGACATCCTTGATAACCAAGGGCATAAAGAAGCGACCACAGCGCTTGCAATGATGCAGACGATCCAGATCGCTACGCCTGCGCCAACCATCGACGCACCGATGGGACCTTCCATCGGTGCGCCAATGAAGATCACGCATGGCCTCATTCACGCAAAGCATGAGCCCGGCGACGTCATCGCGATCAATAAGCAGGGCAACACGCGCATCGTTTGGGACGGCGCTGAATACCGCGTGCAGTCGACTGATGCCGAGGGCAAGTGGACGACTGACGAGAAGCTCAAGAAGAGTAAGCTCTACGCGTACTTGGGAACGAACCACAAGAACGCGCAGTGGCACGAGCCGAAGGGTAAGCAAGAAGCGCCGACGACGCACGCTGCGCCACTCGATGCCGCGCCTGCGCCTGAGCCGATTCCACATCCCGTTGCGTCATTTGACGCAAAGAGTCTGCTTGACACAGCGAAGACTGCTTCCATTGGCACTGTGGTCGCGCAGGGTGTACGGCCAGCTAGCAACGATAAGTACCGGCTTGTGGTGGCTGAGCATGGTACTGGGCAGCGATACTTGTCAGAGCAGACGTGGGACAAGATCGGTAAGAATTGGGACGAAACTAATAAGCACTTTAATGCTGACGATCTTAAGGCGTCAATTAAGACGCAAGAAGGCGTTGGTATTACGTGGAGCGCTGTCGCACCGAGTGTTCCTACGACGAATGCGCCAAGTGCGCCCGTGGGGTTGCTTGACACACAGGGCAGTAAGGGCGCGTACAACCTCGTCAAGGCCAATGGCGAGAAGATGTACTCCACAAACGGGAAGTACCTTCTGACCAAGGGCAAGTCGAGTGGCAACGTCACGGTGTGGTCGAAGGCCCCTCACGGTGGATGGTATAAGCCAGAGACACTCTTCACCGACGAGGACATGCCGAAGGGCTTGAAGTGGAAGAAGAACGAGCCCATCGATGTGCCATCGCTGCCTGATCTCCCGGACACGAGTGGTGACAGTAACTTTCCACTGCAGACCGAGGATGCTCTTCAGCACGTGCTTAAGACGGGTGAGGATCTCTACTCGCCCAATGGGAAGTACAAGCTCTCTAAGAAGGACTTCGCTGGTGTAGGTGTCGTTCAGCTTCACAAGAAGAACCCCGATGGTACGTGGGATGAGGGCAAAGCAGCCGTTGGCCAGAACGTCCCAGCGTCTGCGTCGTGGAAGAAGGAGCCTGGTCCGTCCCTCGCCGGGCCGATCAACGAACCGACACAGTCTCAGTATGACAGTATGTGGGACATTGGCCAGTATGGTCCAGGCAAGATGGGTGAGGTCAACACCCTGTGGGAGCAGTACACCAAGGGTATGATGACGCAAAAGGAAGCGTATCAGCAACTTCAGCTTGTGAAGAACGGACCAGACACCGCTGATCTCGCCTCACCCTCTGTCCTCGATCCCTCGAAGTTGTCGACTGAGACTCCCACGAAGATCCTTCAGAGTCTTAAGATGTTGCTGAACGCCGGTGTGATCTCCGACGCCGAGCACACTTCGTTGGTTAAGTCCACAAACAACGGCGATCTTCTTGTCCCGAAGATGGTCATCAGCGCGAATAAGCCTCTCGTCGTGCACGAGATGACTGACGTCACGCCTGACCTTGGGCCGGTCATCAACACGAAGGTGACTGTCGACGATCTCATCTTCGCTGATAGTGAGGGTGATGGCTTCACGCCCGCAGCGATCGCGGACGCCATCATGAACCTCACTCCCGAGAAGTGGCACTCACTGAGTGTTGATGAGCAAGACGTTCTTGACATGTACCTGTCTGACCTCAGTGACAATGCGCACGCGCACTTCATGAAGGTCGTGAAGTCGCCTGCACCTCTGCCCGATGCGCATCCCGAGCTCAACGACGTCGGGAACGCGCAGTATAAGCAGATGATCGAGAAGTACAACGCTGGCATCATCTCGAAGGCGCAGGTTGACGACCTGCTCGAGACGATGAAGGAGCTGTACCCTGCGTCAGTTGCTCCGCCTCCCACTGCGATGGATCTGTCGTATCTTCAGAAGTCGCAGTTCTACCACCACTTCAAGGCAGAGAAAGTCTCGCCCGCCTGGTCTGCGAGTAAGATCTATCACAGCATGCACGCAGCGAAGGCAAAGATGGGCGGCGATCCTAAGATCGCTGGCATGTCTGATGCTGAGCTGCTCAAGGCGCTCGACATGGTGGAGCAGGCCAAGACCGGCAAGGTGAATGCCTACTCTGACAAGGTCAAGGAGTGGCTGAAGACTCCCAACGGGCAGAAGGCGTTCAAGGAGCTCAACCCGGCGATTCCCACACTCACGCCGAGTTTGGCGAAGAAGACCGGCGCGAAGAAGGTCGCACCGCCGTTCTCTGCATACTCAGTGACGAAGAAGGCCGCGAAGAAGGCCGCGAAGAAGGTTTCGTCGACGACGGCTGGTCCAAGCATCACTCCCGAGGAAGCACTGGGCGATCCATCGGTTGATGCGCTAGCGAATCACACGTCGCTGTACAACTCGTTCAAGGGTGCGTCGTACGGTAAGTACCTCACGGATAAGCCTGAGGACATTTACTGGAACGCAGTGCAGCAGTCAAAAGCTAACGCTCACATGACGCCAGGCGCGATCCTGACGAATGTGGATGCTGAAGGCGCGAAGAAGTTCGGCGTCGCTGACGAGCATAAGTTCATGCAGAAAGTCACTGACTGGCTCAACACTCCAAGCGGCAAGAAGAAGGCTGCGGAGATCAAGGCCGGTACGTGGTCACCAGCGTCAACGTCCTCGTCTTCGTCGTACGGCTCTAGTGGGTATGGGACGTCGTACGCGCATCCTTCGAATACGCCGATCGACGAGAAGGTCGGCCCGCCACTTCAGCAGGTTGAGGACTTCGACCCGAGTAAGGGCTACGACTGGACGAAGTCGAATAGCAAGGACTTCCCCGTCATCACTGAGGCTAAGGCCAAGCAGATGACGGCGAATTGGAACGCGCAACAGGGTCCGATGAACGAGACGCAGAAAACTGCGTTGCGTAAGTATACGGGTAGTAGTTATGACCCGATGAACGACTACTTGCGTGGCTACAGTGGTGCGAGTGCGCAGATCCACAAGGACGTCATGAACGCGCAGAAGGGTATGAAGCTTAGCCTCGAGCCAATCGTCCTTCACCGTGGTAATGGGTGGTTCCCGGGATGGAGCAGTGTGGAGGAAGTCAAAAGTCACCTCGGTGAAGACTTCCACCAGGCTGCGTTCTTCTCTGCCAGCATCGGTGGTAAGAGTGCGTTTAGTGGTCAAATTAACTTTGTCATCGAGTGTCCACCGGGCACGCCAATGGCGTTCGTCGATACGTTCTCACAGCATCCCTCTGAGGAGGAGATGCTCCTCGGTGCTAACCTCAACTATCGTGTCGTTGAGATCATCGAGGGAAACAAGGCTCCCGATAACAGTCAACACTTCAATACGAAGGTCACTGTGCGACTCCGTGTGATTCCACCCAGTGATAACGCCATTGACGTGGACACGTCTGCCTGAGTAGGAGGTAACTTAAGATGGCAAAATGGACTCCTCCCTGGGCGAATGGCTCAGACATGGCTTTCGTGCCCGTTGGCTTGGCGGATCAGGGTGTCACATTCGCTCAGTACGAACAGGGTGACTACGAGGCACCAGACACGTCTGGTTCTCGTGAACTTACCGACGCTGAGGTTGAGAGTGTTCTCAATGGGGATTACACTGCACTCGGCCTCACTGCGGACGCTGCGTCTGAAGCGGCTGAGGAAGCTGATGAGCAGACGGGCGCGATGATCGCCTTGCTGCCCAGTGAGGACGACATGAACCGTCTTGTCGTCGATGGTGGTGAGGACGACGAGGATCTTCACCTCACGCTTTGCTACTTGGGCGAGGCAGCGAAGATCACGCCCATGATGCGGAACGACATCATCGAGTCTGTGCGTCATATGTCGAGGAACGTTCCCATCATTGATGCAGATGGCTTCGGCGTGGCAGCATTCAACCAAGACCAAGAGAAGGAGCCGTGCGTCGTCCTTCTCGTTTCGGGTGACGAACTCAAGAAGCCGCACATGATGGCGGACAACATTGCGAGTGACTACTTGGGCGACTACTACCCGCCACAGTACGAGCCGTGGATTCCGCACATTACGCTCGCCTACACGTCAGACTCAGGCACGGTGAAGAAGCTGAAGGACCGTGAAGGTCCCATCCGCTTCGACCATGTGCGTGTTGCCTTCGGCGGGGAGGTGACTGACTTTCCGTTGTATGATGGCACTGCGAGTACTGACACTGTTGCGTATGTCGCCGCCGGTGGCAAGGAAAGCAGCAGCGACAAGAAGAATCTGGAGGTGGATGTCGTGACGGCTGACGCGGCTGTGGATCTCGAAGCCGAGCTCGGCGAGTACGATGGCGGCTGGGAAGGGCCACTCGTCGTCGAGGACACGGACACTGGCGATCAGCGGATGTTCTCGGGCGGGTCACTCACCTGGGAGGACACGGAATCGATCATCCACCCGTTCCAGTGGGCGCAGTCGAACCTCGGCGAGCACAAGGGCAGCGTGACTGCTGGTCGCATCGATAAGATGTGGCGCTCGCCTGAGAACCCGCGAGTCATCATGGGCAAGGGTCGATTCAACATCAACGATCCGGACGGTCTCCGTGCGTTTCGTCAGGTCCGCGATGGCTTCGCGGGCGGTGTCTCTGTCGACCCGGATCAGGTGACCGACGCTGACGTCGAGCTTGAGTTCGCGTTGGGCGAGGACAACGACCCCTTTGCGAAGCCGACCAAGACGATCTTCCACAAGGGCCGTCTCCGTGGTGCGACGCTGGTTGCGTTCCCTGCGTTGGTTGAGGCTGCCATCAAGCTGACGAAGAAGGGCGAGAGTTCCGCTGTCGTCGCTTCCGTCACTGATGCGCCGTGGAAATCGATCGAGCACGAGCTGCGACTGGGTGAAGGTGAACTGGACGGTCTCGTCGCTGCTGCTGCATTCGCGTACGTGGATGGCATCGACGATGTCGTCTCTCGTCAGCAGTGCCGCTTCCTGCACCACGAGATCGACGAGGACGGTCAGCCTGGCCGCGCATCGCTCGTCGCCTGCGCGAAGCACATCGGCTCGATCAACTCGGGACGCGCGTTCGGACTGACGACGACGCAGCTGAAGTACGCATACGACCACATGGCGCAACACTTCACCGATGCCGGCCAGATCGCACCAGCGTTCACGCTCCAGACAGAGTCGATGGTTGCCGCAGCTATCCCTGCTACCGCTCCGCTCGAGTGGTTTGGCAAGCCTGAGCTGTATGGCCCGACACCGGTCACCGTCACCGAGGACGGCCGCGTGTTCGGCCACGCTGCATGTTGGGGAACATGCCACACTGGGTTCGCTGACACTTGCGTGACGCCGCCTGCTGAGCCGGACTACTCGTACTTCACGACTGGCGAGGTGCTCACTGCGGAGGGTCACAGTGTCGCGGTCGGTCAGATCACGCTCGGCACGTCGCACGCGCCAACTCGTGGCGTCACTCTCGCCCGGGCGATCGATCACTACGGCGACACTGGCACGGCAGTCGCGGATGTCACGGCTGGAACTGACGAGCATGGCATTTGGATTGCGGGCGCCGTACGGCCCGGCACTTCCAGTGAGCACATGCATGCTCTCCGTGCTTCTGCTTTGTCTGGTGACTGGCGTCGCATTAGTGGCAATCTTCGGATGGTTGCACTTCTAGCCGTGAATGTTCCGGGCTTCCCGATCCCGCGCGTGGGCACGGCACTGGCGCAGGGTAAGCAGGTCTCGCTCGTCGCGGCTGGTGTCGTGGACCGGACGACGATGAGTCTGGACGATGAACTCGCTGCGCTCGACATGGCGTGCGGCATCTCTGCAGCGACGAAGAAGCCCAAGCTGAAGTACGCGACGCTCGAGTCAGAGCTCGCGGATCTCGACAAGTTCTAGGAGGTGCGCAATGTGCGCGTGTGGTCAGAACTCGAACATCCAGACGATGACGACGACTGAGGTGAACGCTCTCCTCGAGGCGGCTCGTCAGCAGGTGCAGACGGAGGCTGAGGCGATGGTTGCGTCGGCCCAGTCGGCCATCGGGAACGCAAACTCGGGTGCGTCTGCTCTCCGATAACACTGGACGGATTCACACAGTTTGCTCATCTAGCGGAGATCGAAATACTATCTGGGTAGCATCCCGCTCGTACACAGTGAGGTCTAAATGCCCGATAAGCAGCAGGGAGTGTCCTTCCCGGAGGATGTGACCTCTCTGGACGACGCGGCGCTTTCGAAGCTACACGATGACGCGCTCGCGGAGTACACCGAAGTTCGTGGTGGCGAGATCACCGAGGCGTCCATGTCGACGCTTCGTACGCTCTCCGCCGGCATCAAGACGGTGAAGAAGACCATCGAGACTCGCGCTGCCGCGGCTGCCAAGCAGGCTGCGGAGCTCGCATCGATGGATGACTTCATCGACTCGACTGCCACGCTCGCGAAGAAGGACGAGAAGTCCGACGACGCTGACAAGGAAGCCGTCACGGCTGGCGCAGGCGTCGGCGGTGCGCGGACCAATCCGCGCGAGAAGGGCACTCGCGGTCTCAACGTGCCACTCTCTGAGGTCGCTCTTCGCCAGCCTGAGGCTGCGACGGGTCGTGTCGTCGGTCAGCGGCGTGAGTCCGTTCTCGTCGCTTCCGCGGACATCCCCGAGTTCGCCGTCGGCTCGCAGCTCGATGGCATGGAGTCGCTGGTCGCGGCGATGCAGTCGCGCTCTCGCGCTCTTCCGATCCTCGCCCGCGGTGACGACACCACGCGGTACCCGATCGCGTCACTCAAGCGCGACTTCCGGTACACGCTGGACCCGAACGCGTCGCCGGATCAGGTCAACGAGGTCCTCAAGGCCGCGACTGACGTCGACTCTCTGGTCGCCGCCGGCGGCTGGTGCTCGCCCAGCGAGATCTCCTACGACTTCTACAACATCGTCGCGGTGGACGGCATCCTCGACATCCCGACCGTCGGCATCAACCGCGGCGGTATGCGCTGGCCGACCTCCCCATCGTTCGGTGACCTCGTCGGCAACGCTGCGATGTGGTCCTGGTCCGAGACGCAGGACATCGCGGCCGTCACCGGCACCGCGCAGTCCGGCACGAAGACCTGCGCTCGCGTTCCCTGCCCGTCGTTCAATGAGGCTCGCCTCGGCTGTGACGGTCTGTGTCTCACTGTGGGTAACCTCACTGAGGATGCTTACCCTGAACTGATCGCGAACCACACTCGCCTGCTCTTCGCCGCTCACGCGCACAAGATGAACGCGAAGCGCATCCTGCAGCTCGTGACCAACTCCACCGCAGTCACCGGCACCTTCGGTTCCGCCGGCTCTGGCGTGGTGGCTCCGGTCCTGGGCGCACTCGAGCTCTCCGCGATCGACTACCGCGAGAAGTACGCGATGGCTGATGGTGCCATCCTCGAGGTCGTTCTGCCTCGCTGGCTCCGCGCCGTGATGCGGTCTGACTTGCGCAAGCGCACCCGTGAGAACACGTCGATGCTCTCGCTGACTGACGCGGCCCTCATGGCCCTGTTCGACGCGATCGGCATCCGTGTCCAGTGGGTCGGCGACTGGCAGACTCGGCAGACCGGTACGTTCGGTCTCGGCGGCGCGGCCTGGGCGAAGGCCTGGCCGTCCACGGTCGACTTCATGATGTACGCGCCGGGCACCTGGGTGATGGGCAACGGCCTGCGCCTGGATCTGGGCATCATCCGTGACTCTGTCCTCAACTCCACCAACGACCACACGGCCGAGTGGATGGAGGAGTGCTGGCTGATCGCGCAGATCGGTCACGAGTCGCGCAAGGGTACGATCAACATCTGCCCGGACGGTACGGTCGGCGCGAGCGACCTCACCGCCTGCGACGTCTGATCCTGATGTTCCTACTGGGTGATTGACGAGCATACGAGGAGGTAAGCGATGCCAGTCTCTGTTCGGCAACTTCGTATGCTCGTCGAGCCACCGAACCGGCAGCCGATGCCATACGGCATCTTCACTGCGGTTCAGGAACGACCTGTCGACGATCCGCACATCCTCGGTGGCGTGGAGTATCAGCCTCTCTGTGGAGGGGCTGGTACGACCTTCGACTACTGCGTGACGGGTGGTCCCGCGCCCCAGATGTACCCCACCGCAGCGCGATCGTTCCGTGCGGCCCTGCCGTTCACGGTGTTCTCCGAGATCGACTGCGCGCCTGTGGGTACACACTGGGACCAGGCGTTTGAAGACGCCCGGAACATGCTCCAGACCACTGAGCAGTATCAGGTGGAGCGAGCGTTCTGGACGGGTCAAGCGGCCGGTCTGGACAACATGGTGTATCCGCACCTCGCTGCGGCCACCCCAGTCACCCAGAGCGTGGTGACGAATGGTCTGCAGGTTACCCTGCAGACTGGCGCCATTGTGGTGTCTGGCGGCTCTCTCAGTCCAGTCGCAGCGATCGGTGCGCTCGAGGGGGCGCTTTCCGCCTGCTACGACGGGCAGGGTACGCTTCACGTGCCGGAGTCGGCGATCCCGGCACTGGCTAACCTCAACATGCTGCGTGAACGTGGCGGTAAGCTGTACACGCAGAACGGGAACCAGATCGTCGCTGGCGCAGGCTACACGGGCTCGTCGCCCAGTGGTGCCGCACCGACGGCCGGTACGACGTGGATGTATGCCACGGGCCAGCTCTTCATGTACCGAGGTCCCGTCAAGGAAGTCGCGAACGAGGTTCAGTCACTCGATCGTAGTGTGAATACCATGAAGGCGAGGGCCTACCGGACGTACGTACTCGGGTGGGACTGCTGCCACTTCGCTGCCCAGATCAACGTGTGATAGTGAGGAACGATGGCTGATCGCCAGATCTCGCCAATCAAGGCGAGGGTCATCCGGGCAGTCAAGTTGGACGTGTGTGGCAACCCGGTCACCGGTGCCTCGTCTGCCATGTGGGTGGGCAAGGGCTTCACGCAGGTTCAGCTCTCCCCCGACTACGAAGAGGGTCAGGAGTTCCTGGCCAAGCTCGCCGATGGTTCAGCGTGTGTGAACCAGAAGGACCCGTCGTTCCTCAAGCGGATCGGCATCGAAGGTCACTTCTGCACGATCTCGCCGGATCTCATTCAGATGCAGACCGGCTACACGGAGATCTTCACCGGCGCCGGTCCCGTCACTGGCACGGGTCTGATGTTCGACAATCGCAACCTCGACGCTCGCTACTCGCTCGAGCTCTGGCAGCCCGTCGCCGGCGCTGGCGGATGTGACGCGAGTGGGAATCAGTACTACGTGTACTGGGCGTTCCCGAACGTCACGAACGGCAAGCTGAACGACTGGACCTTCGAGAACGACGTCTTCGACTGGGTCATCAGCAATGAGACCGACGGCGCTGGCTACCTATGGGGTGATGGCCCAGGCGCGAGTACGTGGCTTCCTGCGGGCGTCACTGTGCCACAGGGTACACACGGTCTCTTCAACATCACGACGACGGCACCTCCGGCTATCACGGCCGGTGCGGTGACGCTCGCGTAAGGAGTGAGTGTGGAGGGCTGATGACCGCCGTCGGCTACACGGGAGGCGATCCCAACAAGGTCGACGTCGCTGGCGACACGATGACGGGTCCACTGGTTCTTCCGGGGGACCCGTCGTCTGGTCTGCAGGCGGCGACGAAGGACTACGTCGACACGCACAGTGGTGGCGGTGGAGGCAGTGGTGTCCCAAGTTCCACAGTCGTCAGTGAGACGGGCTATGGACAGAGCGCGACTGCAGGCGTTGCGACCACATACTCTCGTGGTGATCACACTCACGGCACGACATCACTGAGTGGCAGTGTCCCGACCGCAGAGGCGATTGGTGACACAGGTTCCGTTGGCGTGGCGACTACGCCCGCACGTGGCGATCATCGACACGCGATGCCGGCGTTCGGTAGTGTTGTCGCGCAGACCAGCTTCGGGGCAGCTGCTGCGGACGGTGTAGCCTCCTCTGTAGCACATTCTGACCATACGCATGGAACGCCAACGGCGCCGACAGTACCCTCCGCTAGCTCCTCCGTAGCCGCTGAGACTTCGTTCGGTATCTCAGCGGCGGCTGGCGTGGCGACGACGTACTCGAGAGGTGATCACACGCATGGCACTCCCACTGCGCCAACAGTGCCGAGTGCATCGAGCACCGTCACGGCAGAGACGTCGTATGGGGCGTCTTCGAACGCGGGTGCCGCGGCGACGTACTCGAAGGGCGATCACACTCACGGTTCGCCATCACTGACGAGCAACGCACCGACGACTTCCGCGGTTGGCGACTCTGCCGTCGTTGGCACTGGCACTGCGCCTGCGCGTGACGATCACAAGCATGCGCGTGAGGCATTTGGCGCAGTCACTGCACAGACGACGTTTGGCGCCTCGAGTGGCAATGGTGCAGCGGCGACACTCGCTCGTTCGGATCACACGCACGGCACGCCCACGCAGCCCGCTGAGACTGTGATGTTTGCGTTCACCGGTACTGCAGTCGTGACGACGGGTGTTCTGCGATGGTACAACCGCACGGGACGCACTCTCACCGTGGTGGGATGTTGGGCGGCCGCGAACACGCAACCCACGGGTGCTGACCTCGTTTGTGATGTGAACAAGAACGGGACGACCATCTTCACGACACAGGGTAACCGGCCGAAAGTCGTAGTGTCGACAAATGGCGGTGTCTTGGCGACTCCTGATGTCACATCTGTGACTGATGGCGACTACATCACCGTGGATCTTGACATCATCGGCTCAACGATCGCCGGTGCGAACGTGACTGTGGGAGTCGTGTATCGATGAGCGCGTCGTATCCGGTTGGCACGAACTACCTCGGGTTCACCGCGGGTAATTCTGGCGCCGCGGGTACTGCTGACTTCACCATCGCTGCGTTGTGGCAAGGTACGACAGGCAATAACGGTTCCGCGATCTGTGGTCTTTACAACTCGACGAACGTTCAGCGTGCTATGTTTGAGGACTCGCTTCGCTGCTTCGGTGGCACAGCAGACTTCTCAAATGGGTATGGCACAGGCGACAACACAGGCTCCACAAACCTCACGCAGGGTGTGTGGTACGTCGACTGTCTCAGTAAGACGAGCGCGAGTGAGTTCTTCGAGTGGGACAACTGGGTCTATGACCAGACCGGCGCAGGGACGATGTGGCGAGGCAACGCTGTCGGCTCTGCGAATCAGGGCAACGGTCTGACGATTCAGTCGATTCGTATCGGTGCGAATGTCGTCCCTGCAAATGGTCTCATCGCGGTCGTTGGCATCTGGACTCGCAAGCTTTCGGGCATAGAACGCAACACGCTCAAGTCGAATCAACTCTCTGCGTGGGCGGCCCTCTCGCCCGCAGAGCTCTTCTCGTTCGAGAACTGGAACGGGACGACGGGAGCATCGATTGTGGGAGCGTCTACGTTCAGTGGTGTGACTGGTACCGTCAACGCGGGGGCCAATCCCACTGGATTCAACTTCGCACTGAGCGCTGCAATGGGGCAGCAGCTTGGTCTTACGATGGCACTTTAGGAGGTGAGCATGATCAAGCTTCGTGGTCAAGCAGCGACGCTCACCGCGCAGTTCTTTGCTTTTCAGGGTGGTCCTGCGCAAGACGTCACGAACCTCAAGGTGACGATCACTCGTATCAGTGATGGCGCGGTGATGGTCAACGCGGCCACTCCCACGCACATCGGTACTGGCACGTACACGTACGTGTGGGCTATTCCCGTTGGCGCGAACCTGGGCGACTACCTCGTTCAGTGGACTGCGAACGAGGGAACTGCGAACGAGACGGTCACTGTCGTCGAGGCCTCAGCATCGATGGGGACGGGACCATGTGACACGCTGCCCTACCTACTGCCAGGCGACTGCACACTGAGTCCCGCAGTCTCAGGCGCCGCCCTCGCGGCAGCGTCAGAGCTCATCTGGGTGAAGTCAGGTCGTCAGTTTGGCTTCTGCACTCAGGTCCTTCGGCCGTGTCGGCGCGAGTGCCAGGGGATGCCCTGGCCGTTCGCTGAGAACGTCTGGCCATACGTAAATCCGGGACAAACCTACCCTCTCCCTGTGTGGTGGAATGGACAGTGGCTCAACCTCACGTGTGGCTCGTGCTCAACTGACTGCTCGTGCTCGACGGTTGAAGAGGTCACACTACCCGGTGGTGTCTATCAAGTCTTGCAGGTGCTCATCGACGGGGTGGAACTTTCACCTGCGGGGTATCGTCTTGATGATAACCGCCTCGTCGTACGAACGGACGGCGGTACTTGGCCGCTCTGCAACGACCTGAGCAAGGATGACGATCAGACGGGAACGTGGTCCATCACCGCCCAGTGGGGCACTCCACTTCCGTACATTGGTATGTTGGCCGTTGGCGAGTTGGCATGCGAGTTCGGAAAGTTTCTCAGTGGGCAAGATTGCAACCTTCCTCAGGCAGTCACGAATCTCTCTCGGCAGGGTGTTTCTCTCAGCTTCGGTGATCCCGAGGCCTCGCTTGATGCGGGGCGACTGGGTCTGCAGTTCACCGACATGTTTCTTTCCGCATACAACCCGGGAAAGCTCCAGGCGAGGAGCCAGGCGTACGCCGTTGATGGTCCGAATCCACGTCGGGCAGGCTCGCAGTGAATGGGACGTTTCAGGCGGCTCTACAGGTCATTCTGGATTCCGTGAACACAACGCTCAGTGCGACGCCTACTGGGTGGCCCACTGGCGCGCGGAATTACGTCGTGCCCGGCGCGCTCGCGTGGGACGAGTGCGAGTGTGGATTGCTGGCCATCGAGTGGCTCAGCGCACCGTATACGGGAGTGTTTCCGAACCCACGGCAGACACTCTCCGACGGATGCAAGCCGCTGCTTGCCCTACAGACGAAGTTGACCGTGCTTCGCTGCGCGCCAAATCCAGGACCACACGGTGAGGCGCCTTCGAGTGACGCGTTGATCGCCGCTGCTGCGACGAATCTGGATGACCTCGAGGCAGTGTTGCGCGGCGTGAGCATTGGGTGTCGCGCACTCCTTGACAACAACGTCATCCTCGAGTTCGCAATGGACGCGCCCAACCCGGCCGGTCCTGAGGGCGGTTGTGTCGGCATCACGCAGCAGATCTACCTCGGCTTTGCAAACCGATGGGGGCCGTGCTAATGCCTGTGCATCATCACTACAAGGCAGCGACGATGCATGAGATCTTGGCGAGTCCCAATGGCGGACTCGCCAAGAACATGTTCAAGCGCGCAGCGAAGGTTCAAGCAAAGGCGAAGCAGAATCTATCACGTCCCCCAACGCGCATCAAGACCGGTGAACTGCGCGCATCCATTACGATTCAGGGATACTTCTACATGGGATACCCCGCGTTTCGCATTGGTTCGCCACTGAAGTACGCTCGCTACGTGCATGATGGCACTGGCATCTACGGGCCGCGTCATCACCTCATTGAACCCACGCACGCGAAAGCGTTGCGTTGGCAGGGAAACATGGGCGAGTTCGTCTTCGCAAAGCACGTGAAGGGTATGCCGCCTAACCCGTTCATGAAGGACGCTCTTCCTGCTGCGAAGCTGTGAGTTGATCTTAGATGCACGCACACGGAGTCGGGCAGTTTACGATAGTTCCGTGGCAGAAATCATCAACATTATGGACTTCGCCGCGGACGACACCGTCCCGGAATTCTACGTGGGGCCGGAGAATCACTTTGTGTGCGTTCCCGATATCCCACTGGGTCTCATGCAGCAGATCACGCGGTTCCGTGATCTGCAGAAGCAGCTGCAGGAGACGGGTGACCTCACCCAAATCCTCGATCTCTTCGATCAGCTTCTCACGCCAACGTCGGCGGAGCTCTTCCACAAGCTCGTCAGTGAGCGTGTCATCGGTGTCAAGCGCCTCATGAAGATTCTTCCGTGGATCATGGAGGAGTATGGCCTTGGCCACCCTACCCAGCCGTCGTCGCCCTCATCCAGTGGGTCGAACGACGGAGAAACTGGTCCTACTTCTCCGGATGGTGCTACTCCCGGGGTGTTGATGTTGGGCGCGCCTCAGCCCGCATAGCCCTGGATCTCATCCACTACTTCATCATCGAGCACACTGATGAAAAGGATCGTCAGGCAGTGAATAACTCTCTCACTGGGCCACGTCTCACGGATCTGAAGCGTCGCGCGCTTCTCCGTGCGCAGGCGCCTGACGAACCACCGATGCCGGCGTGGTGGGACGAAGACGACGCCTCTGACTCGTCCATCATGGCCGCACGACAGCTCGGCCTGGCGTAGGGTGGTGTGGTGTGGCGACTGACCCGATCGATGAAGCCTATGTCGAGATTAAGCCTGATCTCAAGAATTTTGACAAGGATGTCAAGCGTGAGCTTGACGGGTCTTTCAATCGTATCGAGGACAAGCTCGATGATCTCATCGATACGATTGAGAATAGCTTTGATCGACTCGTCGCTGCACTAGACGCAAACTTCTCTGAACTGCAGTACATTGCGAGAGACACTTTCGACGAGATCCAGGATTTCGCTCGAAGCGCGGGTCGCTCGATTGCCACTGACATCGAAGTCGGTACGAAGATCGCGAAGCATGAGATCGACGATCTCGCTGACGACGCAAAGCACGACTTCAACCGCATCGAGCGATCCGCGCGTGGCTCTGGCTTCTCCATCATGGGAATCTTTTCCAAGATGGGGTCAAGCATTATGAACGTCTTTAGCAATATCGGCGAGAGTGCGTCGAACATTGGCTCGAAGATCGGTTCATCGCTTGGCAGCACCATTGGACAAGTGGGTTCCAGTCTTGGCACGGTGACTGGAAGTATCGGAAGCATCGGCCAATTCGCACTCATGGCCACGCTTATTCCCGCAGCCATCGGCCTTGCATCCGCTCTTTCGCAGCTTGTTGCAGTTCTCGCTGCACTTCCCGCTGCGGCGGGAGTGGCGGCTACAGCCATCGCGCCGCTTATCTTTGCGTTTCATGGGTTCTCTGATGCCATCGGTGCGATCCTTGACGGTGACCCAGAGAAGGTCAACGAAGCACTAAAGAAACTCTCGCCCAGTGCGGCGAAGGTAGCGAAAGAGTTCCAGGGTCTCGTCAAGCCGTTCAGTCAGATCCAAAAGCTCGCACAAGAAGCGCTCTTTAAGCCGCTCGTTGGTTCACTGACGATTCTCGCCAACGCAGTGTTGCCCGCACTACAGCGTGGTGTTCCACTCGTCGCTGGCGCGTTCGGCAATATGTTCGCGACGTTCGCAAGGTCGATCGGCACTCTTGAAACGACGGGTGTCCTCGATAAGCTCTTTGCCGCGACAGGTCGAATCATCAACGGCTTTACGCCCGTTCTCGACCACCTGCTGAACGTCGTGATGACTCTGTTCGTGCAGGGTCTACCATTCGTCGAGCGCTTCTTTGGGGTCATCGCGAAGGGCGTTGACACCTTCGCTTCATGGCTCGAGAAGGCTGTTGACGGTGACAAGATCACCGGGTGGCTTGAGAAGGCATGGGACGTCGGCAAGAAGGCCGTCGAGGTCATCAAGCAACTCGGCATCTTCGCAGCAACACTACTCGGCTCGTTCTCTGATGAGGGCACCGATACGCTCAATGGCCTGGGCGACGCGCTTAAGAAGGTAAACGAGTACTTCAAGACGAGTGATGGTGTCGAGACGCTCCACAACCTGGGCGTTATGATCCACTGGGCAGGGAACGCAGTCGTGTTCCTTGTGCAGAGTACGACGATGGCGTACAAGGCACTGAACGCGTTCTTCGACTTCGTTCGCGGCATCGGGCCATTCTTCGTCAAGCTGGGTAACTGGATCAAAGACGCGTGGAACAGCGCTGTCGACTGGACAGTGAACGCGTGGCACAGTATCGAGGACTTCGTCGTCGGTGCGTGGAACGGGATCATTAACTTCTTCAAGAACACAGGGACGAGCATCGGTTCGTTCTTCGTGAATTTGTGGAACGGCATCGTCAACAGCGTGAGGAACTTCATCACGAACACGACGAATGCCATCATGGCCTTCCCGGGCGCACTGAAGCAGTACCTCATCGACGCGATTCACCAGGCTGCATACAACTTCGGTTATGCCATCGGTATGATCGTCAAGTTCTTCATGGACTTGCCTTCGAATATCGCGTCAGCGTGGCAATCGTTCATGGACATGATCCGCACGGGTGTTCACGCGGTCATCGACTTCTTCACACAGACGATCCCGGCACTCGCAGTGAGTGTGGGTGACTGGTTCGTAGACATGAAGAACCGCGCCGTGAACGCGGTGGCCAACTGGGTGACTGAGGCGATCAACTGGGTTAGTCAGCTTCCGGGTCGCGTCAACGCGTGGGTGCAGGATACGAAGACCCGCGCGCTGAACACGCTCTCTGACTTGTGGCACAGCGCGGTGAACTACTTCAGGAACCTCGTCACCGAGATTGTCGCTGAAGCACACAAGATTCCCGGACAGATCTCTGACGCACTTAGCAGCCTCTACGACAAAGCGTATAACCTCGGACGAGATATCGTACGTGGTATGGTGAACGGCATCAAGTCACTCGCTGGTTGGCTCAAGGACACGGCAGCGAATCTTGCACACGATGCGTGGCAAGGCGCGAAGGACGCGATTGGCGCGAATTCGCCGTCGAAGGAGTTCGCGAAGCTGGGTAAGTGGAGTGCGCAGGGTATGGCGCAAGGCTTCGACCAGTACGATCTTGCGGGTGACTTCGCACGCACAGTGAAGGTGCCAATGACGTCGCTTGGTCCTGGCGGCTCGAACTCGCTGGCGCAGTATCAGCCACAGGTGAACGTGGGTGGCGCGCAACTCACGGCGTACTTCGCGGTGGATGGCGGTCAGTTCCACCCAGTAGTGGTGCAGGCCATGTATGACAACGCGCAAGATGTCGCTCTCGCTGCTGAGCAGGGTGGCACTGATCTCGCTCGGAGGCGATGATGAGTCTTGGCTTCCAGACTGCGCCACTGGGCAATCCAAACGTGTGCAGCGATCCATATGCACCGTCGTTCTGGCTGGGTAAGCCGGGAGCCCTCACGCAGATCCGCATGCCGGATGCTGGCTGGCCTCGAGGACTGAACGACAACTTCGCAGTGCAGAACCTCATCGATGGGCAAGCGGTGGATCGTTCGCCCTATCAGTGCCGATCGTGGCAGTTCACGCACGAGTGGCTTACGCCCGACGTGATGACGGTCTTCATGGAGTACGCCACACGGCAGCGTGGCATCGGTCCCTTCATCCTCATCGATCCGCAGATGAAGAACCTTCTCACTTCCAACCAAGCGTCAGCGACGGATGCGCTTCACGCAACGGATGGCTTCACTGTCGACGCCACGACCGCCATCGTTATCCTCGACACGTTCTCACGTACGGTGTCCGGGTCGTGGGGCACTGAACCCGTCAGTGGTAACGCCTGGAACGCTTCTACGGCACCGAGCGCGATGAGTACGACAGGTTCTGTCGGTCGCATCAACGCGGGTGCTGTCGGGACGTTGTACTACCAGACGATCGTGACTGGCAACCCGAATGGCTCGAGTGACCACACGATCTCAGCGCAGATCACGCTGCCCGTTGTTCCCACTGGTGGTCCCATCACGCTGCGTGTCGTTGGTCGCTACGCTGACGGGAACAACTACTACGAAGTGCAGCTCTCCATCGCTGCAACGACGGGCGTGGGCACACTACAGTTGCAGAAGCGCGTCCTAGGTTCTGGTTCGAGCATCGGCAACTCAACGACAATGGGCAGTGTTCACGCTGCGGGCAACACATGGCAGATCGTCCTCGATGTGCAGAGCTCAACACTCCGTGCGAAGGCGTGGAACATCACGGCGGGCAACACGGATCCAGGTTCGTATCAGCTTGTGCAGACGGATTCGTCGCTGACTGTGGGAACGCAAGCGGGTGCTGGGCTTCGTCGAGAGACGGGCAACACCGATAACGTCAACGTGGACTTTGACAACATCCAGGTCACGTCGTATTACACGAACGCGCTCTCATCGTCCACTGACGACAGTGTGCAGGGTGAACGTGCACTCGCATGGACGATGTCTCCTCCTGTGACAGGCACCGCGACGGTCATGCACGTTGCGGCGCAGACGGGACTGTATGGCTTCTGCATTCCACCCACTGCGCAGTCTGCGAAGAAGGTGGCCTTCAGTGGCTACGTGAAGTTGGCCTCGACGTCAGTTGACGCCTCAGCGCAGATCACTCCGCAGATGGTCTTCATGAACGGAGTCGGAAGCGTCCAGAGCACGCTCAGCGGAGTCACGATTACCGCCGTAACCGGTACTGCTGGAAGCGGTTGGCAAGCGTTCTGCGTGACCGGTAGCGTCCCCAGCGGGCAGTCTGGTGTCTACCTCGAGCCGCGGTTTTCAGCCGTCAACTCTACGATCATGGTGCCGGCGACGTTCTTGTTCGATAAGCTGCAGTTGGAGATCATCGACGGCACGACGTGCACAACGTGGGAGTATGGACAGGGCCAACCGCTAGTGTCAGTACGGTCGGACAGTGAGAGCGTTCCACGCATCTTGCGAACGAGCATGAATTACGTCGCGGTGGAGGTCACGTGAGACAGGTGTCTGCCGCACTACGAGCGGCCATTGACTCAGGTGAGCGTGTCATCACGCAGACGTTCACCGTGGACTGGGACAACGATGGCGTGCAGGACATCGATGATCTATCGCACAAGACGTCACAAGTCGCTGTGAATCAGTCACTGGAGAGTAGCCTCCCTCTCCAAGTGCGCGCCGTTCCCGGTGTCGCTGTCGCTGAACTCACTGCGAACCTTGGACGCGGCAACACTGCGCGATACACAGTGCCAGCGACATATCGGTCACTGACGACGTCGTCTGCGCTTGCGACGACCACAACTCCAACGTGGGCAATCGCGAAGCCAACGACCGCGAAAGTGGGCGACGTTATCATCGTCGCCATCTTCACGCCAGCGCCAGGCATCGGCAGTGTGATGGCGTCGTGGCGGCCTCTTCTCGATGCGAACGTTTCATGGACGTACATGTCCATCCGTGGTGATGGGACGACGAACTCCACTCGACTCGAGGGACTTCTCCTCTCGAGGCGCGTCACAGTGAGTGAGCCAGACAACTACACGATCACGCTGCCACTGGGCAGTCAAGTCGCGTGGATCTCTGCTGCAGTAAACGTCGGTGAGCAGAACCTCATGGGCATCACTGACTTCACGCAGAAGGGCGAGGACAACACCCAGTCGCCAACGAGCATCGTGCTCCCACAGGTGAAGGTTGACGTGCCGGGCTCAACGATCATCTCGTTCTTTGGTGCTGCGTCATACGCCGTTTCGGGTATCGCATTTTCGCCACTGGACTCGAGAGACGTTGAGCAGATCGAGACGACGATTACGCCAAGCGCACGGCCAGCGACACGTATGGCTGTTCTCACGCATTCGAATGCATCACAGGGTCTCTATCAGAAGGGTGTCACCTTCACGGGATCCGCAGGTGGCCAGGATGTGGCGACGATTGGCTTCGCTGTCGTCTTGGCGCCAAAGCTCGCAGGCGACGAGACGCAACACGCGGCGTGGACGTTCAGTGAACTCAACGCAAACTCTCCCTATGCAGGAAAGTCACGTCTCCGCCGACGTGTACAGTGGGCGCTTCGATTCGTCACCGCCAATGGCTTCGAGAGCATTCCACTCTTCACTGGACTTACCACTGCGCCGTCTGCCTCGAGTAATCGGCAGGCTGTAATTACAGCCTTGGATAACCGCGAGATCATGCGAAACACTGGGTGGGGCGCAGATCTCGCGGCAGAGTATCCGACGAGTCTCGATTCGTACACGGGTCTGGGTCTTCCGACGATGCCTGGTCTCGAGTCAACATGGATGGTGTCACGTCTCTTCTTCCTCGCGTACTATCGTCCTCGTCTGAACTTCACGGGCGTCTTCACGTACGATTCGCAGTATCCGACGACGACTGGCCTTGGCTTCTTCCCGTCGCCGCTGGCGCATCGTACGGTGTCTGTCTGGGCACCTCTACACGGCTCTGCACATGCTCTGCAAGGCTCCATCATCTACGCATACACAGACCTCTCAGGACGAGCTCTGCGACGTCGCTGCGCGTTTGAGGTTGGACCGTTCGTCGCCGCGACGAAGAACCACGGCACAGGGTCGCAGACGAACATCTCGTGGGCGTTCCAGGCGTATCAGGCGTGGAACCAGGCAAACCGCCAACTGGCGGGTCGCTTGCAGTGCTGGGTTAAGCGGAACTACGCAACGAGCACGTTCAAGATGGAGTTGCCGGACAATGGCCTCCCCAATGTCAACACAGCGTGGGTTGAAGTCCTAGCGACGGGTGTCGTTCGCTTCCGCGTTGAGGCATCGGGCGTGTCGCGGACGATCACAGGACCAACGATCGCGGCAGACGCGACGTGGCACTTCTTGGGTGTACACTTCAACTCTGTCACGGGCTCTGTGACGTTCCGGCTCGATACGACGAACACTGTTGTGGCGATGTCGACGTGGTCGAACGCAGCGATTTCGTTCATCCTACCGTCTGCGAACTTGACGCTCGTTGATGGCATGCAGTGCGCTGAGTTCCAGCTTGACGGTGGTTACGACTTCAGTGGCGCGCAAATCGGCATCCAAGTCACGGATGCATGGGCGAACGAGAACTTCACGCCAAGCGCGTACATCGATAAGAGCGAGAACATTCTCGATGTCATCCCATACATCGATCCGAACAATGACTCGTTCAAGATCGTGAGTGACATCGCAGCGGCAGAGTTCGCAGCGTTCTTCTTTGACGAGGATGGTTTCCCGCACTATCGGACGAGTCGTTCCGATGTGAGTGCGACGGGGCAGACTGTGCAGCGACAGTTGACCTCGAGGCGATCGCTACGTGACATCTCGTACGAGTCTGGCGTCCTGCAAGTGCGCAACATTGTGAACGTCGGGTACACGCCATACGCTGCCTCGATCAACGTGGATCTCTTCACCGCTTCTGGCACACTACTCGTCAAACCGGGTTCGCCTCTTGTGTACACGTTCACGATTCAAGGACCACTCTACTCGGGTCCCAACGTGACATACACTGCATATCAATACCCCGCGGGAACGGGCGACAACCTCACGTCTCTCATAAACGTCACAGTGTCTGAACCGAACACCGGCAACTTCACGGTGACTGTGACGAATAACGCTGGCACTGCTGCGTACCTCGTAGACAACACGGGCAAGCCGAACCTTCACATCACGGGGTCTTACTTCACGCCACTGCAGGGCAACTTCGCACCCGTCGCGTACTCTGACTCAGACTCCATCCGTGAGTTTGGCGAGCAGCCACTTCAGAGCGACACCGCATCTGTGTGGATTCAGCGATCAGACTCTGCAGCGACGGTTGCGCTCAAGCTCTTGAGTGATCTCTGCCAGCCTCACCCAGTGATCACTGGCTTGACGATCAAGGGTGATCCCACGTTGCAGTTCGGTGACATGGCGACGATCGTCGACCCGAATGGCCTGGGTGTCAATGGGCAGTATCGCATCACAACGAAGAATCCTTTGTTCAATACGAACGATGGGTTCACGCAGGCGCTCACAGTCCGCGAGGCGCCAGCCATCGCTGTCTGGGACACGAATTTCTGGGACGATGGGATGGTGTGGGGCTAATGCCCATTGTGCAGATCGGACCCAAGGGGTCCAAGCTCGATTGGGACAACTGGGGTAAGCCCATCACTGACGCGGTGAACACACTGTGGGATACTGTGATCCTAGGACCACAGGTCGCGTCGCAGTTGGCGGGTTCATCGGCGATCAGCACGATCACCGCGGTCCTCACGCTGCCTTCGTGCACGTTCAAGACTGGCCGTGCGTATCGCATTGAAATCGTAGGCGGCATGTTTGCCGATGCCACTGGACGACTGGGTGACTTCGGTCTCTTCAAGAACACCACTGGTGGCACACAGATCGGTGCACTCTACCGATACTATGCGGGTGCGAATGGCTCGCAGACGATGGCAAACGGCTTCCTCTATGTGAAGAACGCGACTGGCGCAGACGTCGTCATGGACCTTCTCTTGACGCTGACTGCGAATGCCGGAACCGTGACGCATGACGCTGCTTCGACGCGTCCTCGCGCTCTCATCGTCACAGATGTTGGCACTGCGACTCAGTGGGCCTACGCCTTCGGTGTTACGTGATCTCCCGGTATAATCAGCTCTATGCTGGTTATTGTGCCATCTCGAGGTCGACCCAATAACATCGTCGACCTCATGCAGGCGTGGGACGACGCAGACACGAATGCGACGCTTCTCGTCGCTGTGGATGACGATGACCCTGAGCTGCAGAAGTACAAAGCGATCCTCAGCATCGTGCATGACGATCGCTTTCAGTTGGTCATCGGACCACGTCTTCGTCTCGCTGGCACGCTGAACGCGGTGGCGATGTCGCGCGTCATGCGCGCAGGAACGTTGTCACACGACATCATCGGTTTCATGGGCGACGATCATCGTCCACGCACGCCACACTGGGATCATACGATCGAGGATGTCGTCAAGTCACAAGGCACGTCAATCGTCTACGGGAACGATCTCATTCAGGGACCAAACCTTCCCACGGCAGTCTTCATGACTGCGGACATCATCAAGACACTTGGGTACATGGTGCCGCCTGGGCTCGTGCACATGTACCTCGACAACACGTGGAAGTTGTGGGGCCACGAAGGACTTGGTCGTCTCTACTACCTGCAGAGTACGATCATCGAGCACATGCATCCCATCGCCGGCAAGTCGGCGTGGGATGATCGCTACATCGAAGTGAACGCTGGGTCGCAGTACGTCGCTGACGAGACCGCGTTCAATGCCTACGTGAACGGCGACCAGTGGGCCGCCGACAAGCAGAAGTTGCGAGGACTGATCTGTGGCTGAGTACAAGCTCTTTGTGGACGACGTGGCGCACGTCTCGACGTACGCGTTCCATGAGCACCGTGAGCGTGCACCACACCTCGAGCAGGGTATCCATCAGGGTCGCCTCCAGCTCGCCGCGGACTTCGTGCGCGAGGCTGTCGATCGTGTGGAGACTCGTGTCACTGTGCCATGCACTGTCATCGACCTGGGCTGTGGCGATGGTGGCCTCCTGTCACTCATCAGTCGTCTCCCCTGGGTGAACGCTTACGGCTTCGATTTCCAGCCGAGCAATAAGCAGGGTTGGGACGAGCGAAACGTCAAGGCATACGGGCTCGACTTCGTCAACGAGTTTGACGGCATTGGTGATGCTGACGTGTACGTGATGACCGAGGTCCTCGAACACCTCACGGATCCTCATGGCTTCGTCAAGAAGATCCGTGATCGTGGCGATGGTGTGCAGCTCGTCGCTTCATCGCCGTTCACTGAGCACGCGGGATCGCACGACGAGTGTCACGCCTGGGCGTGGGACCAGGACGGCTACCGCGCGCTCATGGTGCAGGCGGGTTTCAACGTCGTGCGACACGAGACGACGGGCATGTTCCAGGTGATCCACGCTGTGCCGGCAGGCACGAAGTGATCAAACGTCTGCGTCACGTGCACGACGCCGCAACCCTGCGAGAGATCTACAGTAAGCCGTATGATTCATCGCAATGGGAAGAGCATACGAACCGTGTGAACTGGACGATCACTCGCCTCAACGAGTTCCTCAAACTGCACGGTGACATCGATCGTGCGTATGATCTTTCGTGTGGTGATGGACGAATCCTGCGTGAGATCTCTGGCGTGAAGACACGGCACTTCGGTGATCTCGTCCCGGCTGAGCATCTTCACTTCGTTGGTGACATCGCGAAGAACGTGCGCAAGGTGAGTGGCGATCTCCTCATCTGCTCTGAGACACTCGAGCACTTGGACGATCCTGAGGACTTCCTCCGTGCTGCGTCTGAGCGATTCAAGTGGATCTGCGTCACCACACCACTGGGCGAGTTCGACACGGAGAAGAACTACGAACACTACTGGGGCTGGGATCTGTGGGGCATCTCTGAGATGTTCCACGAGACAGACTGGCGACCCACCTGGGTGGATTCGTTCAATCAGCCCTACTACACGTATCAGTTCTGGATCGCGAGGTCGATGTGGCTCTGAAGCCCGGGATCACCGTTGCGATCCCGACCATCCCGCCCCGGTCACATCTACTGCAGCGCGCGGTGGCATCAGTCCTCCTCCAGACACATCCGGCGGCAGGTCTGGCAATCGCTATCGACTCCGCTAAACAGGGTGCTGGAGCCACACGACAGCGCGCACTCGAGATGGTCGACACCCAGTGGGTCGCGTTCTTGGATGATGATGATGAGTTCATGCCCACTCACTTGGATACGCTACATAACGCGGCAGTGGCGCATCAAGCGGACTACGTGTACTCGTGGTTTGAGACGAGTCCTCCCGGTTGTGACCCATTTCCCATCGGTCACTACTTGGAACCTTGGCGTGACGAGATCCCTCGCCAGACGACTGTCACAACGCTGGTTCGCACAGAGCTCGCTCGTGAAGTGGGATTCGCGGCGTTCACGGAGAATGGTGAGCTCGTGGACGGCCAGCGGTGGGGTGAAGATTGGTCCTTTACGTTGGGGTGTCTCGAGAAAGGCGCAAAGATCCATCACGTGGTCGCGAAGACGTGGTACTGGCATCACGACAGTGGGAACACAAGTGGAAGGCCGGATCGCTGGTGAAGATCGGAGTCTTTCCCGCTGACATCTTCGGATGTGGGTACTATCGTCTCATCTGGCCGGCGATGCAGCTGCAACTCGATGGCCACGACATCGACATCATCAACCCAATGGATCGTCACGCGATGTTCTCCGCTGAGGTGGATGAGTCGACGGGCAACCTCACGGGCGAACACATCCGCTTTCCCGAGCAGTACGACGTCATCGTGCTGCAGCGTGTGACGAACAGACACGTCGCGCAGATCGTGCCGTACATCACGGCGAAGGGTACTGCTGTCGTCATCGATGTGGACGACGATCTCCACAACATCTCGATGACGAACCCCATGTACTTCGCGCTGCACCCAAAGAAGCGTCCAGGACATCCGGCAGCTGATCACTCGTGGGAGTGGGCAGAGTACGCGTTCAGTCGCGCAACGATGGTCGTCACTACGACGGATGCGCTCGCCAAGAAGTACGGACATGTCGCACGGAAGATCCCCAACTACGTGCCTTCACAGGCGCTCGATGTGGATCACGAAGACTCGCCCATCTTTGGATGGGGAGGAGGGATTCACTCGCATGCTGACGACATTCCGGCACTGGGCAACACGGTTAACCGACTGGTGGGCGAGGGTCACCGGTTCCGGGTCATCGGACCTGACACAGGAATACGTCAAGCTTTTCGCCTCCAGCGACGTGAGGATTTTGAGGCCACTGGCCCAATCCAGCTCGAGTACTGGATCTCCGCACTGGGAATGCTCGGTGTTGGACTTGCGCCCCTCGCCTCATCCGCATTCAATCGAGCCAAGTCGTGGCTCAAGCCTCTGGAGTACGCGGCGGCCGGTGTGCCCAGTGTCGTGTCGCCAAGTCCCGCGTACATCGAGCTCAACAAGCAGTACGGAATCGGCGACGTCGCTGAGCGACCCAAGGACTGGTACAGACTCGTCCGTAGACTCGTAACGGACGAGGCTTATCGACTGGAACGCTCGGCCGCTGGACGTGCCGCAGCAAGTGAACTGACGATCGAAAAGCACGCATGGCGCTGGATGGAGGCCTGGTCAGAGGCCCTTGCCATCCAGCGCCAGTAGGCGTGGCTAGATCTTCCAGCTGAGTCCGCAGCTTACGCAGATCTCCTCGTCGGGCATCTCGAAGATGTCCTGACTCATGCAGCCCGGGCAGCTCACGCGAGTCACCACACGCTTGAGCTTGTCCCGGGCGCGTGGCGTTGTATCGCCCCACATCCCGTGCTTCTGATTCGAATCGAGAGCCCAGTTGAGGCACGCTTGGAGAATTGGGCATCGGCTACAGTATGCGTGAACCTGCGGTGTGGTGAGATCGCGTTGCTCTGCGTCATCGTCAAAGAAAATGTCGGGGTCTTTCGCGCGGAAGCATGCAGCCTGTGACCAGTCAGGAGCGGGAATCTTCAGCGCCGCGGGGGAAGGCGGCTTGCCCACTGCGCTACCGCTCGAGGAGTTTCTCAAGCAATTGCGTCTGGGCCTCAGACCCGTACATCATGGACTTCGTCATGAACCACTGCTGATCAGCAGCGTGACGCTTCCAGATGGGATCGTTGGCGGTGGCTTTTCCCACCATGATGTCGAGCTCGATGTCGATGTCACGCTCGCCGTAAAATGCACGGTTACTGCGAGCCTTGATGTTGAGATCACGCTCAACATCAAGTGCGATGCGTTCCTTGCGCTGCGTCGCAAGGCGCTCGCTCTCGTCTGCCTTAAGACGGTAGAATCTCTGCAGCTCCGCTGCCGTCGGCGGCTGCTGATCCGCTGTGGTCACTGTGGTCCCTCGTCTCGTTGAAGAAGCTGCTGAACTCTCCCATCGCCAAGCCACGGCTCTTGTACAGTTCCGCTTCCGTGCGGAACGCATCGGCGATGATCATCGCAACGGCGCGAAGAGTCGGGGTAGAATCTTCGCTCGCTGCCTCGTCGAGCCATCGCGACTGGGCGTCGAGGAGTTGCTCGCGTACGAGCCGACGCTGCATGTCGCCGAGGTCATCGATCTTCACTAGTCCTCCAAGTTCATGAGGATCTCGAGCAGCTCATGCTGTCCGAGCTGACCACACTCTCCGCACTCCTCGCACTCAGTCTCGCCGGTCAGGGTGTTAATGCAGATGGGAGACGCCATCAACTGCGTGGTGGCGAGGCAGTTGTCGCAAGTGTCGAGGACGACCGCGAGAGCGTAGCTGTACATCATATCCTCCGTCATTTATCGATGAGATCAATATATCCTATCGGAAGCGGTGTGTATATAGTGAAATGGGAGGACCTCCGAAGAAGTCCTCCCACTGCGTTGATGTCAGTTGCCCATTGTGCGGAGAATATGCGTGGTGACCAGGTTGATGTACTTGTGCGTGGGACCCTGCAGCGCGTTCAGGAACTTCGACTCGGGAGTGCCGCCCGCCCGCCAGTCGAAGTGATCGCTCACAGCGTTGACCAGACCCCACCCAGTGCCGGCGAATCCGACGAGAGGCGAGTTCTTCCGCTTCTCGATCAGCGCGTCGATCAGCTGCTCCTTGCCCTTCATCTGCATGCGACCGAACGCGCGGCCCAGGATCAGCTTGGCCTTCTCGTCGTTCAGCTTGATGTCGGCCAGTCGCTTGACGATCTCGTTGTATCGCTTGACGTACGCGTCCATCTTGGTCATCGACGACTGGGCCTCGATCAGCTTGTCCTTCATCGTGCTGGTGTGACGGACCGCCCAGCGGTTCGGCACGCCGGCAGAGAAGGACGTCAGCGTGAGCTGGTTCATGCACAGCCCGCGCAGCGGCATCATCATGATCTCGACCGCGCGAGTGAGGTCCATCGACGTGCGGAGGACCGCGAACATCTCGTGCGGGTCACCGCCGTCGAGCACGTTGATCTGCAGCGACTCCGGGAGTCGCACGACCATGAATCCCTGCTTGCCGCCCTTGAGGGCACCCGCGGCGACGTACCGCGCTCCCTCGTTCGTGAACTTGGCGATCGCGCCGTCCATGAAGTCGAACGCCTCCGGATACTGCAACACCGGGTAGCCGTCGGAGACGATGGAGAGAGGCGTGAGGTCGTCGTCCCGCACGGCGATGCGGCGATTCGTCATCTTGCGCGTGCAGGCCATCAGTTCCCACAGCTTCTTCGTCTTCTCGTCGTCGAAGATGGGCTGCGCCATGATCTTGATGATCTCCGTCCGCACGTAGTCCGCGTCTAGCTTCTGCTCGTCCTCGTCCGTGCAGGTGAAGTGGACGTTGTGCAGCGAGACCGTGAAGTTCAGGCCACCTGCCTGCGCCGCTTCCTGCGCGGTCAACGCGCCCTCCGTGATGTTGCCCAGCTTCATCCACGGAACCTGACGGTCAGTGAACTGGACGCTCTTCCCGCCCTCGTCGAGCGTGACGCTCTGAGTCATGATCTTTCGTCCCTTCGTCGTGCGCTGTGTTGCGCGCTGCGAGAGATGGAGTCGAACCATCGTATCCGAATGGCTGTGGTGGCTCATCCGGCGGCTTCACCAAGTAGCCGATCTCGCATTGTGTGGGATACGCTCCCACTGGGCGTGTTACTTGAGGATGTCCTTCACGTCCACGAGCGTGAGTGCGGTGCGAGGGATGTTCGGCCAGTAGCGACCACTGTCGCCGCCGAGCTTGACGAGCTTCGCGGTGACTCCCTTGTCCTGGATGACGACGAACAGCGTGCTCGGGTCGATCTTCGAGATGCCGTTCACTCGCACGATGGAACCGAACTCGAGAGGGATGAACGTGGTCGTCGTGACGACGGGGGCCGGAGTGTCGCCGGTCAGTTCACGCACCATCGACGGGTGGGTGCGCATTAGCGGTCCGAACGTGTTCCCACTCGCGTCAACACGACGCATCTCGATGTTCACCTGCAACTTCCGCTGTACGAGCCAGACCTGGCCCGCGTACTTCGCGGTCTTGGGAAACGCTGCGACATCGAACTCGACACGCTTACCAATAAGGCTCACTGCATCCTCCGTCATTTGTCGTTCCGTGCTGATATGACAACAATAACAGGAGCAATGACCCAGTGCCAACAAAATCACAAAGATTTTTATCGGTGCTCCGGGTGGGACTCGAACCCACATCATGCTGGCGCGCGTAGCGTATGCTCTGCCTTTGAGCTACCGGAACAAGATTATTATATCGTGTACAGTCAAATTTTTATCCGTTGGTGGACTATCGGATGTTGCCCGAACGTGGCCCCAGGGAGGTCTGGGGATTTGACATATCGACCTGTTTGTCCAGTTTTGTACGCACGAAACGGCCCAGTGGCGCCTCTTCCACTGGGCCGTCTCGATCGGTGGCTGCGACGTCACCCGCGCCGCACGATGGTTACGAGGTCTTGTCCGGATCCTGATTCTTGGCGAGGAACACGCCGATCGCACCACCGACAGCGATGACGACAGTGGCAACGTGACCCACTGCCGTGTTTGGACCATACACTGCGAGAATCGACACAGCGATGGCGGCGGCGAGAGCGACGTAGAACTTGAGTGCGGCGCGGAACTTGAGATCGTTCATGATGCACCTCTTACGAGCGTTGCTGCGCGCGTTGCGCGCGGATGAGGATGATGAGCCATCGCAGCATGACGATACCCACGACGGCGTAGATGATGAATCGCGCAGCCGTGTAGGGCGTGTACTCCCATGCACGTGAATTCGTAGCGACGACAATGGAGGAGAAATCGAGAACGATGGCGAAGCACGTCTTCGTCAGCATGAACTGTCGACCGACCTGGGTGCGTTCCCACTGGGTGAAAATGCCATAGAGCACAACGAGTGTGGTGGTGACGACTGCCGCGAAGAACAGCGCGACGTTACTCGATACGACCCAGACTTCTTCCATTTACCTCGTGCTCCGTAGTGCCTTTTCGATGAGCGGCGCGAGGTTGTTCGGTCGACGAACACTCTCTCGCAGTGATGTGGTGACTTCTGCGACTTCTTCTCGCTGCGAGACGACGTTTCGATGCGCTTCTTGCGCCGCCTCAAGTTCCTGTGATGGCCCCCGCCGTCGCAACCACCTAGTGAGCAGACTCATGAGCCTCGGGTTCCTGTGTGGCGACAGCCTTGATGGCTTTAAACGTCGCGTTCGCAGTGTGCGCCGTCTCGAGTAGCACGGTGTTTTGCTTGAGGGCTTCCTCGGCGGTCCTCTTCCACTCATCCCGCTGCTGGCGCACATCCTTGTGCACACTGATGGGAACGATCTTTCCAAACATGAGAAGGAGGATGAAGAGCGCGAGTAACCCACTAGGGCCCCACTCTTTGACGAACAACTCGAGTGGGATGTTCACGGCTTACTTGCGCTCGAAGCAGACGCTGATCGAGCCGGCGAAGGCAGGGTGATCGGTCGACGCGTCGATGACGTGGCCAGCCGGATCGATCGCCTTGCGCGAGATGGTGAGGATGCGCACACCCTTCGTCAGCTGGATGGACAGCGCGACACCATTGTCGATCTTGTAGAGACCGTCCGCACGCTGCGTGTCCGCGGCGTTCTTGCTGTCCACCGCGAACCAGTGGCCATCGCCGTTCGACGCCCAGATACGGAGCGCGTACAGGTGTCCGTAACTATCCGCACCCACGTTCAGCCAAACCTGGCGAGGGTCGGCGATACCGGCCTCTACGGGCGGAAGCGTGAGTGCCGTCTGATCCGCGTTCAGCTGGAACGGGCCGAGCTGCGAAGCGCCCATGTCGTCGTCCTCTCCGAGCATGATGTCGACGATGCCGTTGTGGTCAGCGTCGGCGGTGTCTGTGTACATGGACCCGTGACAGTGATCCAGGTGTGTGATGTCGAATGGGCTCTTGTGCGAGCCATCCGCGCAGTTGAAGGTGATGACGTTCTTGCCGTCGAGTGTGCCGGCGAACTCGCGCATGTTCTTGAGGCGAGGATCACGGGCCTTCGCTGCGTTGTACACGCGCGTCGTGATCTCGATCATGCGTCGGCGGTTTTCTTGCGTGCCCCACACGCCCGGCACGAAGTCGAACGCGCGGTTCCAGTCCTCGTCGCCGCCGTTGTCGCGTGACGTCTGGACGGAGTAGTCGCTCGTTCCGTAGCGGCTGTCCGGGTCGAGGAGGATCCACTTACGTGAACGATGGTACCCGTAGTCGTGATACTCGTTGCCCTTGCTGCCGAACGAATCGGCGCCCACACCATAGTGGGCTTTGAGGCGTGTTCCCATGTCGTTGATCGACTGGGGCACCACCTCTGCCCGGATGTACGGGCTATTCATGTTGATCGGCATGGTGCCTCCCACTGGGTGACTAGCGCGATTGTATCACGTAGTGTACTGATGGGTAACCGATCCTAAACACGACACTGCCCGAGTCTCTGAACGAGACTCGGGCAGTGTGGGAGGCGCGCGTCGGCGATCCCATCGAGGGTGGGGGTCACCCGTCAGATGGCGACGTGCTCCTCCGCGGGAGCGGGCTGCTCGACGTCGGCCGCAGGAGCGGCAGCGTCATCAGCGACCTCCGGAGCGGAGCCGGCCACCCACTTCGCGGACGCGCCAGAGCCCGTCCGGTGGATCTTGCCCTCACGCGTGCCGAGGCGCCACAGCGAGAGGTAGACCTTGTTCGTCGCCAGCTCGAGGGCGGTGCCGATCTCCGCCTTCGTCTTGCCGTCGGCGTTCTCCTCCGCCGACAGGTACTCGAGAACCTTCGCGTCCTGCTCGAGCGTGGCCTGCGGACGCGGACGACCACTCGAGGCGCGCGACGTGCTGGCCTCGGCGACGGGAGCCTCGTCACCCTCGGTGACGGGAACCTCGGGAGCCGCAACAGGCTCGGTCATGATGTTACCTCCAATGAGTTTACGGAATCTTCTGAGCGTCAATGTCGACTGTACCAGGTTCAAGTGCCATGCGTATGTGGTATCGATGAGAAACTCGCGATCACCGATGCGTTCGCCGTGGTACTTGCCCGGTTCTCCATCCAGTGCATCGTAGATCCACGAGCCGATCCAGCGACCACAGTCGACCGTGATGCCCTTGCCCCACGTCATCACGAGACCCGGTGTGTTCTTGATCGGGTCGATGAGCCACGTGTCCGGGAAGCCCATCACGCGAGCGACCTCACGGTGCGTCAGCGGTCGCTGCAGGCGTGGATGGAACGCCACGATCGGACCTGCTCCCGTGATAACACGCGCTGGCTCGTCGCCCTTCCATCTGACGGGTGTGTTGTATCCGAGGTTGAAGTCGTTTGCGACGACCTTGTCCTGCGTGGCTGCCCATGAAGCGGGCAACTGTCCGTACGTGTCATAGTAGCGGCGCGCAAGTCGAGCAAGGTGCTCGCCGCCGTTCCACTCCACGCCTTGCAGAAGGTCAACCACTCGCTGAACGAGCGGAGCACGCACTGACACGTGCCCGTCCACGTGAAGGTCGTCACGCGTGCGAGGTGCGGCCCACCAGGAAGGATTGCCCACAAGAGGTGCGGCAGCCCAGCCTTGGGGCTGATGTTCCAAGTCGCCGATAGCGTCGTCCAACACAGGCAGCTTGTCTCGATGAGGCCACTCGATGCCGAACGGGATGCGAGTTGCGACCCAAAAATAACGTCGGCGATGCGCGACTCCGCCGAGGCTGTATGCGTTGTGTAGAACGTGAAAGAGCGTCCACCTGTCACCTGTCGCTTCCTCCAGTTTCGTTCGGAGGGCTCGCATGAGGGCGAGGCCGTCCTCACGCGTGAAGGCAAGTTGCACTGACTCGAACGCCGCGATCTGCGGCTTCACGCGGGCGACGTAGTCGACGAACGCCCACATGCAGTGATTGATGGGAGAGTTGGCTCCTCGGAAGTGCTTCGCTGACATTCCTGAGAAACCAGAGCAAGGTGGGTTGCCCGTGACGGCGTCAGCGTCCACGACGCTCCACTGGGTCGGATCAACTGACTCAGCCTTCCATCCCTGTCCCAGCAGATGGCGATTAGCCTCGCAGTTGGCGACACCGAAACCACCCTTCATCTCACGCTTGCCGACGAGCTCGAATCCGGCTTGGACCATACCCAGGGTGAATCCGCCCGCGAATCCGAGCGCGTCGACAAAGCGATGAGTCATGGGATCGATAGTATCGGGTTGTCACCCAGTGGGGCTGGAGTAGCCGCCATCGATGCGACTGTGGTTGATCCCGTTCTTGCGAAGGTACTCAGTGAAGAGCTCGTCCGCCGTCATGCCCGAGACGAGCATGAGGTTCATGAAGAAGTGGAACGCGTCGACGAGTTCGAGCTTGAAGTTGATCTCGCTGTCCTTGTCCCACAGCGTGTTGCCGGACCACGGCTTCCACGGGACCTCGCGGAGAGCCTCGTGAAGTTCATCCGTGCAAGCGAGGACCATCGTCCTCACGTAGTCCTTGCGACCCTCGCCGACGAGGTCGATTGGCGAAGTGCCCGTGTATCGCTCCTGCAGTTCGTCCTGCAGCTTGAGCATCTCTTCGAGACGGTCCATCGTCACTTGTGGCCCCACAACGCTCGGTACACGCCCTCTTCGAGCGTGATCTTTGGTTCATAGTACTCGAAGAATCGGTCAGGACTTCCGACACGGTTCAACACGCCCATCGGAGCGTCGCGGTCTTCGGTGAGGTGAAACTCGTCGTAGCCCATCACGTTCGCCATCATCATGACGAGGTCCTTCATGGACGTGGGTACGCCCGTGCACAGATTGACGGGATCCTCCGTCTTGGACTCCGCGATGGCGAGCATGCCATGGATGACGTCGTCGATGTGGATCCAGTCACGTCGCTGCTTCATGCTGCCCCAGATCACGAACGGATTCGTGGACGACTGACCGAAGCCGGCGCCGATCCGCTGGACGAACGCTCCGAACGGCCAATCGGGACCCTGATCCTCACCGTAGCCACTGAACGGTCGCACGACGGTAACTGGTACGCCGGCGGCTCGAGCGGCTCTAGCGAGGTGCTCTCCGGTCAGCTTCGTGACGCCGTACGTGCCATCAGCGAGACGTGGGTGCCAGAGGTCGATCATGTCCTCCTCGAGGCGCATCTCGTGATCGCCGCCGAGGATGTTCTGATACTCGATGGGGTATGCCGCACTGGACGAGATGTAGATGACGCGACGCTGCTTCGTCTTGATCGCCCAGTCGAAGAGCGCGGCGTCGAGTCGCATGTTCTTCGCGAACGTGTGAGGCTGGCCATCGATGGCGGCGCGATGTGCACCCACCGCCGCGCAGTGGACGACGATGTCGTAGCGGATGTCGTTCCACCGCGTCACATCGTTGAAGTCGTGCATGGTCCACGCCATTGGACCAACGATGTCACACCGTGCGACGTCCCATCCCTGACTGTGAAGGTGGTTCGTCATGTGTCGTCCGACGAACCCGGCAGCGCCGGTCACGAGTGCTCGCTTACCCATTCCAGATCATCTCCTCGATGGTCTTGAGATACCGCTTATCCTCAATGGCTCGCACAAAGTGCTCACGCTGTCGCTGAATGAGCCAGCTCGCAGTGGACGCGTTGGCCGTCACGGCAGCGACACGTGTCTTGAGATCCTTGGGAGTCTTCACGCGCAGCCACTCACGGAGGTTGGGATGCGCGTCATGCAGGATGTTGTCCTGCTTGTCGTAGTCTGGGTGGAAGAAGCAGATCGTTCCACCAGCGAACGCTTCCCACGGCTTTGCAGTCGCCCAGTGGGAGCCACTGGACGGCGTCGTGAACGTGCACAACGTGTCGTTGAGCATCGGATAATACTGATCCCACGGCGCGGGATTGATCTCGAAGCCAAGCTCTGACTGCGACTGGGGACTCCACGTGCCATGAATCCAGTGGGGGTTCTCCTCGCTGTTGTTCTCGATGAGCGGCAGCACCCACTGTTTCATCACAGAGAGACGATCCATGCCCGCCTTCACGCCAATGGCGCGTGCCTCGTTGATGAACATGCCGAAGCGGTACTTGCGGAAGTTGGGCGATGGGTTGTACGTAATGAGGTCACCAAACGGCGTCCCGGGTGCGAGGCCATTGACCTCGAGGCGCGAGTAGATGTTGTGCACAGCGCCAGTGATGGGCGGCGTGCCGTCGTACTGCTCGTGCTTGAGGTTGTGGGAGAAGGTGTACTGGGTGAGGATGGGATTGATGAGCTTGTGCTTGAGATCCCGCATCTTGTGCTTGTTACGGGCGTCAGCGTTGAGCCAGACGACGTCCTTGTCTGGGTGTGCATCACGCCAAGCGTTGACGCCCAGGAGAATGTGCGACGCGTAGTACGCGCACCAGTCGTGCGGCTTCGTGAGGATGGACATGTCCTCGATCTTTGGCACTGGCGTGTTCGTTGAGCCGTGCTGACCGACCCAGAAGACGTGACCATCACACTTGACGAACGTCTTTTCGGTGATGTCACGGAAGAGTTCACGCATCTCGATGTGGCCCTGCACCGCGAGGTTCGAGCCATTCGGGTTGATCGCGTACTTCTTCCTGATCGGTGTTCCCTCACGGAGAAGACGCTCTGACCAACCCCACTCGGCCCACGGATTGACGACGTTCGCCGGCATTCCGACCTTCGTAGGAATCTCGCCAGTGTTGCGACCGAGCAAGAGGAACGTGTCGTCGGGATGGCGAAGTGCGAGCTCCTTCACCACTGCGACCATCTCGACGTCGCCACCAAGATTCGCGCACTTCTCCAGCGTGAGGGGCATCGAGCGCCCGAGCTTACCGTAGCCGACGATCTTACCCATTAATGGCCTCCACATCATCGATCCATGCGCCAAGCGCGTACTTCGTCTCGTCGGGAAGAGGATGCGCGAGCATGACGAGATCGGCGAAGATTCGAGTGACGTCGCTAATCACGTCGGCGTCGGGATCGAGGTTCACGTCCTGGATGAGGCGGATGATCGACTCGTTCCACCGCATTCCGAAGATCTCCTGCTCGAGATCCTTCACGAGGTCGTGCTCGTTGCGGTCCTGGTGCACCGCGGGGTGACCGTAATACGCACCGTAGCCACGCTTGTCTGCGACCTTGCGGTAGACATAGCTAGCCCAGATGTCGTCGTACCGACCGACGTGGGGCCACATGAACAGTGCGGGAGCGAGGTCACCGCGAACCATCGTCGCCTGCGTGTTGAATGGCGCCCACGTGCCGGGAGTGAGAACGAAGTTCGGACGACCGATGCGCGTCACATTGGGTCGCACCGCGATGCGTTCCACCGCGTCGATGTCGGGCTCACCCGTCCACAACATCGCAGCGACACCAACGGGCGCCATCTTCGTGTGCGTGATGAGCGGCGCGACGAACCGTTGGGACAACGGGAACCCGCGGTGGACGACGGGACGAAGATGATCAGTGAGGCACTGTCGTCCCGGGTTGTACCACCCTGTGTTCGTGCTGATGGCCTGACTGTGCGCGGACTCATAGCCCGTGATACGGTGCTCCATGATGTCAACGAGCTGTGTGACCTGGGAGCCTGATGTAGGCGCGTTGTCGTCATCGATCGTGAGGATGTACTGGGGGTTATACATCATCGCCTCGAGTAGCGCGATGTTACGACGCTGAATGCAGTTCCAGCCGATCTTCTCCGAGATAGCCCAGAGGTCCTGCATCTTTGGTGGGCTGTATATCCCAACGACGCCAGTCTCGCGCTCGATTGCGGCGAGTAGGTCAACAATCTCACGGTGTGGAGACTTTTGGTCACCTGCGACGATGATGATGTCATCGCTAATCATTCCTGACTTGGCCCACTGGGTGAGCACCGTTGGGACGTTGATGGTCGTGGTGATGAGTGCGATACGTGTCACAGCCACTCCGTGAGGGTAGGGACGAGTGTGATGCCGAGTGCTGTCGTCCACTTCACAATGTTATCGTAGTAAGGGGAAACACGTCCGGATTCCCAATCAGAGACCATGCTCTGCGCGACGCCCATTTTAGCGGCGAGCTTTTGCTGCGTGATGACAAGGTCAACACGCCGCTGACGTAGAATCTCGTGAAGTGGTGTCTGTCGTTTCATCATCTGTCTCCATCTGTATGAGGACATAAGTGAGGGCGGCTGGCGGGGATCCAACCGCCCTCGTACTTACCCTACCACAAATTCGTCAGTTACGGTTCGTCAGATCGGCAGCGGCGGCGGAGCGTCGCTCGGAGCCACCGGACCGGCGCCGGCGGGCGGAGTGGTCGGTACCGCAGGCGTAGTCGGAACGGCCGCGACGGACGAGCTGGAGGTCGGCAGCACAGGTCCAGGCGCACCGACCACCGCGCCCGGGGCCAGTGGACCGGTGGGAACGCCGGGAATGCCAGCACCCGTGTTGAGCCAGCGATCGATCTTGCCGCGCTTCACGCCCTGCCAGGTCTCGTGCTTGACGACGACGGTCACCTCGCGACCGATCATGGCCTGCGCGATCTGGTCGGGCTGCGGCTCCTGGGCGAAGAACGAATCCGGGATGCCGATGGCCGCCATGTTCTGGAAGAAGATCGCGAGCGCCGTGCCGTTCTCCGGAGAGACCGTGAGGTTCGTGGTCATCTTCCTCTTGGCGTCCGTGCCTTCGAGGATCTCCGTCTTGATGGTGAACATCAGCTTGCCCGTGCTGGACTGGCCCGCACTCGCATCGGTGATCCGGATCCGATGCTGTCCCTCAGTGATGGGCTCCGACGCCTTCTTGGCATCGTTGATGAGCCCGCCCCAGGTGAATTCCATTACGCGTCGCCCTCCATGGACTTGACGTTGGCGAAGATCGTGTTGATCATATCGCCGATGTTGGGGTTACGAACGTCGTCAGGCAGGGTTCCCTGAACACGTTCGCCTGATTCAAACTGCGGGTGTGGTCCGATCCAGAGGCTGCGGACCTTCTTCGTCGGCTGCCCGTTCGCATCGGGCTCCATGGCCACGTAGAGGTAGCCACAGATGTCGACGAGGTATGGGAGGGACACGCCGATCTGTCCCTGCATGTATGGACGCCACTTGCCCTTTTCCTCACGCGTCTCGGCGATCATGACGACGCACGACACGGGTCCGGGCAGCATGGTCAAGTCACGGAACTGACGAATGGTGGAGTCCATCTTGGTGAGGAGCTGGCCCCAGTCCTGGATCTGCATCGACTCAGTACCCTTGAGGTTGGCCTTGAGTCGTCGCTGGATCTCAGTGATGGAGTCGATGACCACGCTCTTGAAGTCGTGTTCCACCTGCGTGAGGTGTCGATACACCATCTCGACCTGAGCCCACTGGGTGATCGTGACGATGCACGCGTCCCACGTACCGTCGTAGCGCGGGATGGGTTCCGTCATCGGATCCCAGCTCTTCTTGCGTACTGGGATGAAGCGCCATGAGCCTTCCGCGTCGAGGACGAGCACGGGCGGTGGTGCCGTTGACGACAGAGTAGACTTCCCGACCTTCGCTGCTGCGTGAACGAGGATCGAAAGCGCCTGTTCTTTGATCACTTACGCCTCGGCCATCCCACGACGATCAGCATCGCGCAGATCGATGAGATTGAGAGCACCAATGCTGTGGGCCAGTTCATACTTACTTCACCTCGTCTTTGTAGTAGTACGAGAGAGGGTCTCCCGCTACGTAATATTGCTCGATCATGGCCTCAACCCGGGAACCGTCATTGAACAGAGGGCACACGGCTCGGTAGTCGCAGGACCAGGAGCAATCTCCCAGTGGGTTTGGATAAGCTGCCTGCTGGTGGTCAGCACCATCGTCCAGACGCCGCTCGAGATCGAGGAGGTCTCGCACGGTGCCCCACAACTGGGTGTAGAACGTGCGGATCTGGTGATCATTGTGGAGCACCTCGAATCGCTCGTAGAAGGGCGGCTTAGCCTTGACTGTACGCTTAACGCGGCGGAGCATGTTGTACACTGCGCCGCCTGACCGTTCGCCTCTTGGGGTGTTGTTGAGGATCTCGATCAAGTCGTACCAGAGCATCTGCTCATCGATGGCGATGAGCGAAGTCTTTGAAGCGAAATCAGCAACGGTCTTGTGATCAATGAAGCGTAGAACTCCGTCAGTGCGACGGCGAACCTTCGCATCCAGCTTAGCAATGACGTAAACGCTGACACCACCTCGTCCAGTGACACCTGGGAGAAGAGCATCTTGATACGTTTCGGAGGCAAGTATCTCATAGTCTGCGTCAGCTCCCGTCTCGTTGAGCCACTGAACGTAGCCATCGATCATGGCTCGCTCAAGGTCTTCGTCCTTCTTCATCGCAGCGAGCACACCAGCGATGCTGTCTTGCGGCGTCGCTGCGATGACTGCCGCTGTGTCGCTCTTGATCAGCTCCTCGAGAGCCGTTCTGGGATCCACACGCTGATCACCTTCCGGGACATACCATGCTGCGAGAGCTCGATGTACGCGGTCCCCAATGGCTCGTACTCCTGTGGCTGACTCGGCCTTGAGTCGGAGGCCACGGTACCATGCGAGCCACCACTTGCGTCGACATCGCTTGAACGTCGCCACCTCGCTGTGCGAGATGAGACGGGCGTCATGGCGTAGCGTGATCTGCGTTCGGCGATCCGCGTAATGAGCGAAAGGATCCACATTAATCCTCCCCGAGGAAGGTGTTCATGATCTGCTGCTCTTCCTCGTCGAGGTGAGCGATCGACTTACCGGCGGCGATGAGTGTAGCACGATCTCGTGTGATCTCTTCAAGTCGCTTCTGCTTGTCGTAGAGACGAAGAACCTGTGATTCCTCAACTGTGCCTTCGGTGATAATGTCGATGATGTTGATCGCTTCATGCTTCTCTGACCCAATGCGGTGAACGCGGTCCTCACCCTGCATGTTGTCGATCAACGACCACGATCGCTGTAGGCGGATCATCGTGTCCGCGGCGGTCATGGTAAGACCGGTGCCTCCAGCTTTAAGAGTGAATAGGAGAACCCGGATCTGCCCCGCTTGAAAGTCATCGAGCGCTCGCTGTCGATCGTACGCATCGATGGCGCCTGTGATGAGACCGTACGATATACCGGCCTTCTCAAGTCGTGCGGCGGCCAGCTCAATGAGGCGACGTTGCTCGGCAGCCACCACGACCGGACGGTCGCCAAGCTCATCCAGTATAGCCATAAACTCGTCGAGCTTGGGGCTCGGTTCAGCGAGCTCAACAGTCCAAGATGACGGATCATCAGGTGTCTCGCCACGGTCAACGATACAGTACGAAGAGGCCAGCTGCAAGAGGCGGATCTGCGCAGACAGATTTGTCTTTGCAACCAGAACGCTTCCATCTGCGAGTCGGGTAGCAAGTGCACTCTC